CCGTCTAACTTATTAGTCTGGACTAACTTTTTAAGCCTAGCCTAACATTGTAAGTTTTAAGGGATTTTAGATACCTATACCCTATGGGTATATATTAGTTAAAGAATCGAAACTATTAAGGATTCTTAACAATTTGAGGGCAAGACCCTCGCCCCTTTTCTGCCTTCTCCAACCCTTCAATATCCGTTCCCTATCGGAATAGTAGGATTACCAAGGCACGATTTTGCATTATATGTATTATGCAAAGTATGGAAGCGGATTGCTTAGAGTATCAATGAGTTACGCATATCAGGGTGCCAGTAGGAAACAGGTATTGCACCCCCGGATTCCCCGGAGACCAAGGCATCCCATGTTCCTTATAATCAAAGGGTTGCAATAGATTCCGGGGGTTCAATGGGGTTAGAGACTGTACCATTCCCGTGGGGGGCGGGGGTGTCATCATGCGGATTCCGGTGTGGGAGATATACCGTTTCCGTTGCGGGACGGGGGCATATTGTACTGATTCCGTTGCTGGTGGAGGGGTCTGGCCGTCCGAAATATACCGATTCCGGTGCGGAAAGGGGTGAAAAGGTGTACATTGTGTACCGATTCCGTGAGGGGGTGGGAATCATGAATCCAAAGGAATCCAGATACCACCACGGTTTCCCAGGCTCCGGGGTTGCACGCGGCCCATAGTAAATAGTCGGGTCAAATTTTTTCCGTGGGGTACGGGGGAGGGGAGGGGCTTCTGGGCATGTCGCTCCAACTGACGTGCGTCGTTGTCGGTTGTCAAGCAAAATCGACACGGGGCCATTCCACGGGTGGGATATACTTCTGGTCTGTTTTGGCCCTGTCTGGTCTACCTTCCATTTCTGCCAAGTCAAGCAAAATCGACACGGGGCCGTTTCGCGGGGGACGTATCGACCTAGAAGGCGGGGATAGGCTCTGGGTGGGTAGTTGTAGCGGAGGGAAGCTTGCGGCGCGTTCTAGGGCAGGACCCTCTATTAAATTTGGGCAAATTTACGAGAGTGTGACGGGGTATGTGTGGCGAGATGGTACATTGGTCATGAAACAGGAGATAGGGCACTACCCTCGACCAAATTTGCGCACGGCGGGCATAATGCGATGGAGTATACTCCGCGCGGATTTGGTGGTAAAGAAAAAGCCCGCAGGTAGCTTGACGAGACTACCCACGGGCGTAACTATGGAAAATGCCTGTAGAAAAGAGAGTGTTTGCCCGCTCCTGTGGCATGCGGATTCCCCGCTTAGGATAGTCAGAAGCATTAGGCTTGGCTGGCTCGGTTGCCGTTCGGAGCGAACAGGTGTAACTTACCACATCAGACGAGAAAGTCAAGAGGAAATCGGCACGGACTGCGCTTTTACGAATTTAATCCAGTGTGGCGGGGTAGAAGGCGGGGATAGGCTCTGGGTGGGTAGTTGTAGCGGAGAGGGGATTGCGGCGCGTTCTAGGGCAGGACCCTCTACTAAATTCATGGGATTTAGGATGGGTGCATACATCCGCGCGAGCACGTGCGGGAGAAGGCATAACAAAATAACACAATAACAGAGGATTGTCTTGACTTTTCGAGGGAGGCTGATAGTATACGGCCATCATCTCCTAGGTTGATGTTCCCAAGGCGTAGCCCTTCGGAGGTAGGCTTGTCCTGCTTCCGAAGGGTTTTTCTTTGGCGAGGGGGTGTACAAAGTTCTTGACATTGGTATAGGATTTGGTATAGTGGCTGTGGTTATTTGATAGGTGTGATGTATTCGTCATCGCCCCGGAGGTAGGCTCGTCCTGCTTCCGGGGTTTTCTTTTACCCAATAGTCTCAAAATCGAAGTAAGAGATTGAGTGTTAAAACATAGGTAGGAAGGCTTTGAGGCTGTGGTGATTGCTCTCAAATAATTAAGCCTAATGGTTTTACCAATTTTAACACAGGTTCAGTTCTTCATAAGTCATTGAGAATCAGTAAAACTGTTTTCGCTAACACAGTTTAACAGAGGCTTAACAAGGGCAAAGTTAGGGTTAAGTGATTTAGACTAAACCGATTCTGAAATCCTAACGTTTAACAGCGATAACGTCCAAATATATATACGTATAGGGAGAACCCCTAAGCCCTTTTCTATAGAAAAAATGATTATAATATATATATATTATGTTATGTTATTTTAGAAAAAAGGAAGCTACTACCGTTTCACTATCAATCACTTATGACCTAACAATAACTTTTTGACACCTCTGTTAGGCCGAACCCCCCGGAACCCCCGGATTCCACGGATTAACAGAAGCAAGTTCCTCATAATCAACGGACTTCTCCAATCCTAACATCCCTGTCAAAAACTTATCGACCGAGCAAAAACTCTGTTAGGGACTGTGTTAAAATGAGCAACCCCAATGGGTTACGACTACCACCAAATCGCGCCCAAACCATCCATTCTGCCAATCCTAACACAATAACAGACCACTATGACACAGTTTTTCGATTTTCACTTGACAACCGCGATTCGTGGTGCTATCGTGACGGCGATGACAACCTCAAATATAAACCAGACCGTCGAAGACCATGTGAACCAGTTTGTGCTGGAGTACATGCTCTATCTCCATAGCTTCGAAGACGAGTACCCTGTCGTAGGAGTATCCTCCCAGAACAGCCATTGTTGCGACACCCTCTACCTCGAAAACGATTCCCTCCCATTATATATACAGGGACCGGATAGTCGCCAGCTATCATCTACGCCATTGGTGGCTTTGCTTCAATATTTGGCAGAGCGGCCCTTCATCAGATTTACGCTTCCGACATTCTATCAACTCCTGACTACCGTATATGGTTCCCCGGTAACCGAGACGCCGTTCAACCGATTGCTCCACGCAAGCGCGGTAGCCCTTGACATCGCGGATTCCGTGGATTCCGCGGGAGCCGTATTCACCCTCGCACCCCGTGTCATGGACTTTGTACGGAACCTTCCCAAGAGCAAGGATATGGAGACCCTTAATCTGCTGGAGGAAAACTTCTCCATTCCCTCCCCCGTACCTCAAGGTCCTGCTTCCAACTCCTACTTCATCTATTGGGAACTCGTGCGGCAACTGACCACCGACACCGCGAGGCGGTTCCTGAAGGTGCTCCACTTCTCACAGGAAGGGAGACGTAGTCCCATAGGTATTCTCGCCCTCCATCGCCATGAGTTCAATTCTCACGAGGACCTCCTGTCCACCTTGCGCGAGATGAACGAGAGGACACTTATTCAGTGGCCTAAAGAGGGCGAGAAGGAGAGCATGGAAGCCCGTATTGAAGAATTTGAACCCGTCTTCGCAACTATCGAACCCAAGAAGTAAACCCTGTGTCAATACCAGAAACCAAACTAACCGTCGTCGGATTAACTAACGGACAGCTCACCTATGATAAGGATAAATTCCCCAATGCAGGGGGATGCAACCATCCGAATCAGGTGAACCTCGCGGACGTGGAGAGCTTTTTCTCCGCGCCCGCGAGGGCTAAAATTCAGCCCCAACTACGGCGTTGGAGGTTCTTTTCCACCATGTACGACATGAAGGAAGGCAGGGAGCCGCGGGTTTCTCTCCCCTCTCTCTTCACCCGTACCTATGAGAAGTGGGAAGGCCGGGGGTGGCTACCTTTGGTGAAGCGTGCCCTCCCTGCCTTCGTCCCCTCCGTCAAGTTCTTTGGTGCGCCCAAAGAGTTGGACGGCATGTACTTCTCCAATAAGAAGCAAGTCATGACCGATTTCTATTCATGGGAACATACTGGAATATTCGGGATAGATATTGACCGAGGCCATGACGGGAATACGGAGGATGCGGATGTCCTTCTCTCCACTGCCCAGTCCATTCTTCCCACTATTCCCGGATTCCTCTTCGCATATACCAGCCCCAGCGGCGGGATTAAGGCGTTGTTCCGTATTTCTGCTTCCTATACTCAAAGGCTCAACAACCCCAGTGCATCCACGGATTCCACGGATTCCGGGGATAAAACGGCGGCCGAGGTTGCCGAGGAACTGCTGGACAAGCGTATCCTTCTCCATAGTGCCATCTACCATTATATCGCGGAGACCGTGGAATCCCGCACGGGCCTTTTTACGGACCCTCGATGCGATGACCCCGCCCGTCTCCAATACATCTACTGGGGACAGTACATTGCGCCGCTGGGGGATGAATCTCCGTACTTTACTCTGCCTTCGGACACGGAGGAACTGATTGCCAAGTATGGTAAGAAGAAAGCCCCGCGAACTCGCTCCTGCAACCGTGAACTGCGCGAAGGCGAAGCGTTGCCGCAAATATTCCGTGACTTCGCTAACTGGCTGGAGAATAAGGGGCATGAGCAGGAGGCCACCACAGTGCGCGAGATGATTAAGACCAGACCCGACAGGAATAACCGTCTCTACAACTACTGCCCGTGTTGCAAGGACGTGTGCTCCAATGGCCGTCAGAATACGGACCTCATGTTGGAAATCAACTTGGACTTCCCTCTTCAATCTTTCTTCTTCTGCCTCCACGGCTCTTGTCAGGACCGAAAGAAAGTGAAGCTCCCCATGCAGAAGTTGTGGAAGATATATACCACGGACCTCGAAGCCACGGAGAACTACGAAAGCGAATGCGATGATAAGAACAGGTTGGTAGAGTATCCGTGGGCCAATTCCCTCCCGTTAATGGAGTGTGCCCAGCGAGGTCTTGACGTTAATAACCGAGGGACCGAGGGACTGCCCGAACGTAGTGAAATTGACTACAATGGGTTGGCCTATCTCCAAGTGAAGAAGGACGGAACTCCTCGTGTTACGATTGATAACCTCCGCACCATGTTGCAGGGCCTCGGCTACCTCCCGGTGCGCAACTTGTTGCGTGATTCCAATGAGTTGCTCGACCTCAATACGGGCAAGTTCTATAACACGGACAAGGACACACTATCCACTCTCGCCACATGGTGGGAGAGACTTACAGATGGTACGCACACTCCGCTCAAGTATTTCTCCGACGCGTTCTACTCTCTATGCCCTCGTGCCTCCTATCACCCGCTGGCTACTCTCGTTTGTTGTAACGAATGGGATGGACAGGACAGGTTGTCCGAGTACTTGAGCCTTCTCCCCATGAATCAGGAGCACCCGGTTCCTCAAGCCCCGGAAGGCATGGAGCCGTTTACTCCCGACACATGGAGGAATGCAGTTCTTACTACGTGGCTCGTTACCGTATGGCGACGTCTTATCCTTCACATCACGGGACGCGATTCCGAGATTCCGCAGAACTACATGCCCATCTTTGTTGGCCCTCCCGCTACGGGTAAGGACCAGTGGGTAGATAACCTCTTCGGGAATATCAAGGGACTGATGACAGATATACAGGGCATGTCCTCCCAAGGCGTTGACCTCTCCATGCTTCTCTCCCAGTTGGTGGTGCTCAAGTGGTCCGAAGTGGACCACATCCTCCAAGACCGCAAAATGAGTTCCCGTATTAAAAGGCTCATTACTTCCCATGCTTCTACGGACCGCAGGAAGTATGCGGAGAACTTGTCGGACTTCCAACACATCGCCAGCTTCATTGGTTCCACTAACGATGACCAGCCGCTCATTGACCCCACAGGTAATCGTCGATTCATCCTCCTATACACGGGCTACCCTGAAACGCCGGAACGGGCTTTCGACGCTACGTGGGAACGAGTAGACCGTATGATGGCTATTGACAAGGTACAGCTTTGGGCACAGATTAAATACATCTCGGACCATGCCGGTCCCGGTGAATTTACGTGGAGGAAGCTTACCGACGTGTCGGAAGACTTCAACAAGGAGTATGGCGTTGACCTCGGTAGTGAAGAATACCTCGCCAGCATGGTTCGTCCAGTCGATTACAAGGTGGATAAGACGAAAGATGGCTCGGACATTGTGAGGGCCTTCTATGAGCAGGTATCTACGCCCAAGGCTCTTCTCCGGTATATTAAGGCACAGCAACAGGACAAGGCCTTCCTCGACATCAAGGAACCCACGACATCCGAGACTAAATCGTTTACGAATGCTCTTGGAAGCGTTTACGCTAACTGCAATGTGAAAGTCAAGTTCACGGATTCGACGCAGATTGTGCGTAAGAACACCTCCTTCCGGCGCATGACCTACTTAATGGTAGATGACTGGTTGAGGGTTTTGGATGCGGAATCTAAGGAACGATGGTATGCAAGATTCCCTGACTGGGAAGAACAGGACAAACAACGCCGAGAAGTAATGGTAGGATAGTAAGCGAGTTACAACTTCCTCAAAAATTTCTTCCAAAAACTTCTTGACAAAAATCTAATGCCTGCTATATTGGCCCTGTCACCGGGATTCCGGGGCAGGGCCAATTCCCTTCCCGCCAATCCCTCCAGAATACAAACAAGCAAACCCGCAACAAACATGACAGCAAAAGAAGAATGGAAATCGTGGTTCACCGGCTTGGTGAAGGATGGGAAGGACAAACTAGCACTTATCACTTTGGCGACATTGCAATCTGGATTGTTTCTATATGTCCAGTACCGTGCCCTCATCTTCCTGAAAGATAATTCTCTTTTGGACAAGTTCTACGCTATGGTCATATTTATACCTGCGGTGCTCGTCCCATTCATGCTACACAAAGGCTCTTTGTTTCTCTTGCACTATATTCAACAACTTTTCCACATGGTAATCGTGCGTCCTGTGGTATGGGTAATCTATAAACTTGTTCGTTAATATGTTTGAAGATATTTTAGTTTTATCTACAGTATCTGCTATAATAGGGCTTCTGCTCATCCCGATTTGCGACGGGGCTTCCATATACGCAAAAGACCTGTGGAGCTATTACAAAGAAACGGACAATAAATCTAAACACATTGACAAGTAACCATGACCTATTCTCAAAGATTTAGGGACTACCTTGATACCACGCTGGATGCTCTTCCATCTCTCTCAATCTTCCCCATTGCCTTTACTTTCGTGTTTAAGGTGCATCTCCCTGAATATCCGATGATGGCGTGCTTCTTAGCAGTTCTCGGCATGCACGTGCTTCAGATTCTCTTTAGTGTAGCGGTGGTATCCATTCCGAAGAAGGATTCTTTATTCTTTGCGATGGTCACCTACGTAAGTTCCGTATTCGTAATCCCCGCACTTTGCTTCCACTGGATGAAGAATTAAGTATGAAAGACCTAGCAGAGTTATCCCCTTACATGGGCGTCTATTACCTCGCCATATTCGTGGGCTTTCTGGGCATTGGCATGCCCCTGCTGAACTCCCTCATCTTCTCGCTCATTCTCGTCCTCATCGTTCTGGGGATGTGGTCCTTCCTCTACATCACCATCACACATCTATTGAAACGGAGTAGCCGAGACATGAACGTCAATATATTTGGCCTCTCCGCAACCTTGGTCACTCTCTTCTTCATAATTATATCGCACTAAACCATGTACACCGAAATTGCCATTGCCGCCCAAACAGTAGATTCCTACTTCTCCTATATGGGATTGGAGGAATCAGCCTCTGACCTCCAGTCCCATCTTCTGTGGGAGATTAAAGAATATCAGGAAGCCGACGCGGAGGACCGCGTCAAGGAAGCCTTCGACATTGCCCTTCTCGCCCTGCGGCTGGTAGAGGCGACGGGACGAGACGAGGGCTTCTCCTTCGAGGACAGGGTTCACCTCGTAACCGAAAAATATCGGGAAGTCGCGGCCCGTATGAACCTCGCCGTTAAACTGTACAAGAAGGACAGAAACGCGGGAACTTCTATGAGTACTCCCCAAGAATATTATGCGCAAGCCAAGGAACAGTTAAATACTCCCAAACACTAATGCACGAAGAAATAGACCACCCCCCTGTATCATTTTCACTGCCTCACATTCCGGGGTATGAAATGGAGATTACAGACGACCAGACCAAGCTGACAGGCGATACCCTTGCCGTTGACTTTGAAACGTACTACGAGGGCAAATACTCCCTTAAGTTCATGGACCCGCATTCCTACTGTCTGGACCCACGGTTCGACGCATACATCATGTCCGTCTATGACGGGAAGTATTGCTGGGTAGGACATCCGAAGGATTTTGACTGGGAGAAAACTACGAAGGACAAAACCCTCGTCGCGTTTAACGCCAGCTTCGACTATGCCGTTTACCTCTTCGGGCTTCACGCGCCGGGGGCCAAGGGCATCCCATGCACTCCCGGTTTCCGGCCACCATTCCGGGAGTGGCTCTGTTCCCGTGCCGCTTCCAACTATCTTGCCATCTATGGTTCTCTTGACAAGATTGTCGCAAAGCTTTGGGGAGTAGAGATTAGCAAGGAAGTCCGAGCCAAAGCCGAAGGCGTTGATTTCCGCAAGATGGAGGTCATCCCCGACGACATGAAGGAATACGTGGCGGGTGATAGTTACTACTGTCTCGCCTTGTGGGACAAGATGAAGAACTTTTGGCCGGAAGATGAACGTGAATGCTGGCTCAATACCTGCATCATGGGATGGCGTGGGGTTCCGACTTCCCGCCAGTATCTTCTTGATGGATTGGAGAAACTCCATCAAGCACAAGAAGAATACAAGGAAGCCATTCCTCTCGAAAAGAAACTCTCCATCCCCCAGCTACGCAAGGCGTGCGAGAGATTGGATATTCCCCCGCCGGAGACAACAAGTAAGGCCAGCGAAGATTTTACGGACTGGCTGGAAGAGTACGGCCATCTCGTTCCGTGGGTAACTCTTATCGGGAAGTACCGGAGCGTGAACCGCATGATTAGCATTACCGAGCGTATGCTTTCCCGCGTCTATACGGACCACGAAGGTGTTGAACGGCTTCCCTATACGCTGACCTATTGTGGAGCAAGTACGGGCCGTTGGTCTGCCGGAGGGGATAAGCTCAACCTGCAACAGCTTAACCGTGAAGATGTTCTGGGCTTTAACCAGCGCAATGCCATTCAAGCACCCGAAGGGTTTAAGCTTGTAGTATGTGACTGGGCCGGGATTGAAGCACGTCTGACCGCATGGCTCTGCGGGCAGGAGAAAATTCTTAACTCCCTCCGTGGGGGCGAGAAGGACATCTATGCCGCTAACGCGAAAGGCTGGGGCCTCATTCCTGATGACGTTGAGGACTTCAAGCAGTACTGTAAGGAAACTCCGGGAAAAGCGGACCTTCGTCAGCACGTGAAGGCTGGGGTACTTGCCTGTGGCTATAGTGCGGGCTGGTCTGCAATTCAACGCGCAAACCCCGGAATGGACAGGAACCAGTGCCAAGCGATTGTGGATATGTATCGCAGTCGTAGCCCGGAAGTAGTTGCATGGTGGAAAGAGTTGAACGCATTAGCGGCTCGTGGCTATCGTACCCCCTCCCATAGCTTCGCGCTCTCCCTCCCCTCTGGCCGGAAGCTCTATTATCGTAACTGTTACAAGAAGCTCGTTCAACCTAAAGATGGTCGTCGCCCCTATATCGCAACCTGCGTCGATTTAGGATACAAGACCTCTATTGTCAACACCAACCTCCTTAGCAACAATAACATACAGGCAATCGCACGTGACCTCATGGTCACCACGTTCAACCGCTTGTGCAGGGAGTTAGAGGGTGCGCAACCTATCCTTCTCGTACATGACGAAGCCGTAGTGATGGTCCCGGCTGACCGTGCCGAGGAATACGCCCAGCACATTGAACAGATAATGGAAGAAACTCCGCAGTGGGCTTCCTCCCTTCCGCTCCTTGCTGAACCTGAAATCATGGACCGGTATCACAAATAATGAGTGCGCTCACTCCATTCCCGCCCCAAGAAGATTGCATCCATAATATGGTGGACGCAATTACCCGGCACGGCTATGTAATAAATAAATCCTGCACGGGTACGGGGAAGACGCTGGTCACCATTGAAACCGCGAAGGCTATGGGTAAGAAACTTCTTGTTATCTGCCCGGCCATTGTTGTCACCCAATGGAAGCGAGCGATTGAACAGCAAGGAGCGGATGTGGTGGACGTCCTCTCATGGGAGAAGGTGCGCAGGGGGAGTACCCCCTACTACAAACGCCCGACAAAGATTCCCAAGTCCCGGATAGTCTTCGGGGCTTGGACCCTCCCTGACAACTCGTTGCTTGTATTCGATGAAAGCCACAAGGCCAAAACGTATGGCAGTCAGAGCAACATCATGGCATTAACCGCGGCCCATCAAGGGCTTCCGACGATTATGCTCTCTGCCACTCCGTTTATGTCTCCCCTCGACATGAGCGTTCCCGCAACGTATGCCAAGTGGATTCGAGACCCAAGGCGAGGGTTCTGGCTCTGGGCACGTATGCACGGATGCACCGATAGCTTCTGGGGAGGTATCGAGTTTAAGCTCAACCCACGCAACCTCGCCAAGATGGAGAGCCTGAAACAAAAGCTCTTCACCACCGGGGTTATGACAGAGATTGACAAGGATAGACTTGACACTTTCTTCCCGGAGAATAGAATCGAATACCTAACCGTGGACGTGGACATGAAAGGCATGAGAGAGATTAAACAGTTGCAGAAAGCACTTGACAAGCTGGACAAATCTTGGAGCCAGTCCATCCAATGGGCTAACGAGAAGGGAACCGAACTTTCTGCTATCGTTGAACTCCTTCGGCTTCGCCAGCAATCTGAACTGGCTAAGCTCCCCACGATGGCAGAGAAGGCAGTTGAACTTCTGGACAGCGGATATAGCGTCGCCATCTTCGTGTCCTTCCTCGACAGTCTCGCTACACTCTCGGAACTCATTAACAATAAATCGGGAAGAACCATTCCCTACTCCGAGATTAGTGGAGCGGTGATTGGAGATAGCCGACAAGAAGAGGTGGACAAGTTCCAACGGAATGAAGTTCCGCTTGCTCTCGTGCAGATTAGCGCAGGAGGAACGGGGGTATCGCTTCACGACACCGAGGGTGGCCACCCACGCGCCGCACTCATTTCACCTGATTTTTCCCTTTGCTCGCTATTGCAAGCCCAAGGACGTATCGCCCGCCTCGGCGCAAAGTCACACACACTGCAATATATCGTGACTGCCTCCGGTACGGTGGAAGAACGAATCATACAATCACTCAACACAAAAGAAATTTGTCTTAACGCATTAACATCAAATGGCTAATAACGAAACCAACACTCACAGCAAGTACAGTCCGAGTAAGATGGCGTTGCTCGCTACCTGTCCCGGATATGTTCCACGCCCCATGACCCAAGAGGAAGAAGAGGATGACTTCTCCCCGGCGGCCATTGGCACTCGTGTTCACGCGGCCCTCGAAACCAAGAATCCAGATTCCCTTTTGACCAAGCATGAGCACATCCTCTACACCGCGGCCTCCAACATGGTCGAACGGCTCATGTCTATCTTTATGACCGAGGTACAAACGGACAAGGTAGAAGTTCTTCCGGAGCATAAGTTTGAGGGAATTGTCTTCAATCCCGACGACGATGCACAGACAGGAACGGCTGACGTTCTTGTCCGGCATGGTGATACCTCCATGATTATTGACTACAAGATGGGGATGGTCCCCGTATCCGACCCTGCCGAGAATACCCAGTTCATCTACTACGGTATGCTGGAAATGGCAGAACGCCCTGAATGTAAGCGCATTATCCTCGCGGTGGTACAGCCCAGCCAGACAGAGAGCATGAAGATGGCGGCGTTCTACCGTGATGGTAAGGGGCCGAAGTTCACCACCGACATGCCCGCAGTCCCAATGGACGAGGCTACCGCAAGGGGAAACATGAGCGCAGTCATTGCCCGCCATTGCCGTGATGCGGAGAATCCCTATGCCTACTCCTCCTCTCCACACGTCTGCCCCTACTGTTCCCGTCTCGCCCGGTGCAAGAAGGTGACTAGCATGGCCCGTAACTTCTCACTTAAAGTATTGAAGGACAAGGACCTAGCGGAGGGAATGATTGACAATGTCGGTACGGCGATGGACAACCCGGAAACCCTTGGCTCCCTGCTTTCCTTTGCAAACATTATCGCGGAGGCCAACAAGGTACACAAGGACTATGCCAAGACCCTCTTCGCTTGTGGCATTGATGTTCCCGGCTGGAAGTATGCAAGGCGAGGCAATACTGTGAAGGTGGACAACGATGCCTTCCGTGCCTACGTCGAGCAGTACATCTCCCCAGAGGAAATTCTGGACAACATCTCCCGCCTTCCTGTGTCGAAGCTTCTTGACATAGTCGTGGATAAACATAAAGTTGAAGGAGCCACACGCGCCGAGATTAAGGAAGCCAAGGAATCCTTACTCGAAGAGCTTCAAGAACTTGGAGTAGTGAAGGAAGTGACGAGCGCAATGGCATTACTCAAAATTAAATAAACCTCTTGACATTTCACGAACTTGTGATATGTTCTGTTACGGAAATTGCCGCGAGTAATTCACCGAGTAAAGAAGCTCGCAAACACAAACCAAGAACAAACGAATACTATGGCTACTAAGAATACTGAACCCAAAGATGACGCATTGGAACTGGGAACCCCGGAACCCAATCAACTCGCGCTTGCCACGGAATACCATTCCTTCGAGGGCGAGACCGACGCTTCGGACATCCAGATTCCTTACCTCAAACTTTGGCAAGCCTCCTGCGACGAGGCTAAACTGGAAGAACCAGTGGGTAGTTTGGGTGCGTTCCTTCTCAACGGTCTGGTCGTTGCCGAGCGCAACAATCCTCTGGAATGTATTGTATTGAAGGCTCGTAAGTTCTTCCGCGAATATATTCCGTACAACGAACGTCAGCCGGGCGTATATGCTAAAACGTGGCTTACGAAGGAACAGTACGAAGCAGAAGGCTACGACAAGTCGCAGGTCAACCGCGCCCTCGCCATGTGGCTACTGGTTAAAAAGCCGCAGGGTATTAAGGACGCAAGCACCACGGAGGAAGACCTTGATGCTCTCTTCACTATTGACTTCATGGGCGACCAGTGGACGCTGGCACGATACACGCCGGAAGGTAATCAGTATACGGGCGTTGGTGCTCCCTTCATTCAGTTCATGATGTTGAAGGGGAACAAGCTCGGCTCCCTGCCCTTCCGTGTCCAGATTGGAGCACAGCGAGCGGTCTCCCGTGACGGTAAGAACAGCTACGCCAAAGCGTATCTCAAGTTCAAACCGCACCCGGTGGAAGGACAGGTTGAAGCTATCCAAGAGATGGGCCTCCTTTCCGCGGTCACCAAGTAAACCACTCCCGGCTCTGACGGGTTTATCCCGTAGCACCGCATTGCGGGTAAAAAAGGAGCACGTTCTATTCGGCCATCATAGTACACTATGGTGGCCGTCTTATTTTTCCGACTTGACTAGTAGGGGTTTATCCAGTATAGTCTGTCATGCAGATATTAGGTTGTGACCCCGGAACCCACGGAGCACTCGTACTCGCGGACACCCGGACTAAAAAAATCTGGATAAAACACATGCCAGAGGACGAAAGGGAATTGGAGGTAATCCTCAACAAACTGCCGAGTAGCCGTCGTATCATGTACATTGAGAAGATGTCCTATGCCATGAGTGGCGGCGGCAAGGTGTCCAATCCGAGAAGTAGCGGCATCCTTGGCGAAGCCACCGGGAAGGTCCTCGGCTATGCCGCGGCGGCGGGGTACAATATTACACGAGTCCCCCCTGTCGTATGGATGCGGGCTATGGGTGCGTATGATACGGGACTAACCGCAAGGGACCGCACGCGGTGGAAGAATAACTTGAAGCGCATCGCAATGGAGAACTTCCCCAATGCGAAGGTGACATTGCAGAACGCTGACGCTCTTCTCATACTACTGTATGCCTACCGGGAACTGAACAACGACCACACATTAACTCTCGATAGCTGGGACATAGAAAGACTATAACCTATTATGGCACGCCATTTCACGAGATACGGACGACAGTGGGAGTACGGGGTATCAGAGCTTGACATTGAACTCTGGTGCTTCAAATACGCATGGCCGGAAGAGAAGGGAGGGCTGGGCAGATACGGCCACGCCAAGAACGCCATCAACCTCCTGTGGAACTACAAGGGCAGTCCCACCCCCATCGTCTGGACCCCGTGGCTTGAACGCATGATAGAAACGGCGTGCAAGTATGATGTGGTCATCATGGGAGGCGGCTCCTCGTCTGGGAAGTCCTTCTCTATGGCTATCATGGCGACGCTCTTCTATCTGGCCGACCCGGTCGATACCCTTTGCCTCGTCACGTCGACTACCATCGAGGGTGCGAAGAAACGTATCTTCAAGGACATTAAACGACTGTGGCGCAAGGAGTTCCCCGGCAAGCTCGTTGACGGTAAGGGACAGATTAAAGGCGTGAACGAGAACGGAGGCATTGACGATTCCCGCGGCATCTCTATTATCCCCTGCGCGAACGTCGGCGACCCCAGCAGTCGCTTTATCGGTATTAAGGCAAAGAACATGCACGTCTTTTACGATGAACTTTCCGAACTGCCAATGGAACTCGTCGAGGTGTGGCGCACCAACCTTATTACCAACAGAGCGGACACCCCTCCGACCTTGATGGCCGCGTCCAACCCCAAGAGCCGTACCGATGCCTTCGGTGTGATGGCTATGCCCAAGAATGGGTGGAACAGCGTTGACATCTTTGAGGAACACGAATGGGAGACCAAGGACGGGATTTACATCCGCTTCGACAACCTCCAAAACCCTCGCATCAAATATGGTCGCGAAGACTGGAGCTTCTATACGCCGTTGGACATTGTTCAGCAAACGGTTGAACAGTACGGGGAGAATAGCCCGTTCGTGATGCGATTCCACCGGGCCACCTTTTCAGATGATGCGGAAGAAGGTTCGCTAATGTCGGAAGCTGAAATTTACGGCAGTGGCGCAGATGCCATGCCCGTCTGGGGAGACGGCGAGTTGATTACCATCGCGGGATTGGACCCGGCCTATACCAACGGCGGCGACCAGTCATGCTTGAAGCTCGCCAAAGTTGGAAGGACTGTCGAGGGCCTCTGGGCTTGTGCAGTCTTCCGTACCTATCTGTTGAAGTCTACGTCCGACAAGGAACGGATGAAGCAAAGGAACTTCGACATCGCCCAGCAAGTCGGAGAGATTCTCCGCGCGAACAATGTCGATAGCAAGTACCTTGCGGTTGACGTAACCGGGGGTACTGGTTTCATCGACATCCTCGCCCAACATGTCGGTACGGACTTCCAGACGGTCAGCTTCGCGGGTATGGCGAGCAAAGTGCCTATCGGTCTGTTGCAGAATCAGGAGGCATGCCAGCAGTATAGCAACAAGGTCTCCGAGCTTTGGGGTTGTATGAAACTGGCCATCAACGCTCGCCAACTCTACGGCCTTGACCCGACAACTATCGTCGAGCTTAAATCCCGGCTCTACACCATGAACGGAACCCGAATTGCCGTGGAACCCAAGGTAGCCATGAAGAAACGGATTCATAAATCCCCGGACAACGCGGACGCCCTAGCTCTACTGGTTCACGTATGCCGGGGAATCATGGGACCAGAGTTCGGTAAGATTAGGCTTGACATTCAGAATCATAAGGTGGTAGAACATCAAGAGGTAATCAAATATCGCGAAGATGGAACCGCATATATTGAATCCGCGGACATTGGCAGATACCTCGGAGGGTTTACCCATGACGGCAACGCCTCCGCTCCTGCTCGCGACACCTTTGCTTCCGATGTATCCACCGCAATGCAAACTCTTTGGAACTAATGCAATTACGAGCCGCCGCAAAGATAGCCGCCCCCAAACCAGTCACGAATGAAAACACTGTCATTAGGAAGGCCATTGAGATGTATAAGGCAGGGACACCCGTGCCTGTCATCTCCGAGGTAACTGGCCTCCCCCGTGAACGGGTTGATAAGATTGTCGATAGCGTCCAACTCTCGAAGGAGGAACTGGCTATCCGCAATGAACTTCTCAATACGTACACGCAGAACACACAGGCCCGCATCCTCCAACGCCAAGAGGCGAGGACGAAGATAGAGCTTGACATTGTCGAATCCATGAGCAATCAGTACAAAGAACTGATGAACAAAGGGTTCTCCCGTGTCGCTTCCTTTATGGCTGATGCAGAGATACAATCGATAAAGGATGTCCCTCTCTTCCTCTCTATCATGGAGCGAAGCCACGGCCTGTGGGAGAGGTTTAACGAAGCGATTGCGAAGCGTGACATGGACCTCTTGTCACAGGTTATCCAGCAGTTCGAATTGGAACAAACCGAGCTAGTGACGCAGATGGGATTGCAGGGAGGTCCTATTACGCTGAATAAGGATGGCACTCGCCCCGAACTGGAAGAGGGAAGTGCGGCCAGAACCATCACCTTGAAGCTCAAGAAGAAGGGCGAAAAGCCTGAAGCTGACTAAAAATAACATTGACAACGTCGTCCATTTGCGTATATTGAGGGCATGGCTCAACCCGAATCAATCCAAGAGATATTCCGTCGTTGGACCCCGATAGCTCTCATGAATCTGCCGGAGGAAGTGAAGACCCCCGACACGTTCCCGGACTATATGGGGACGGACGATGACCCGCTACCTATTGGCTATAGTCGGGGGATTCTGACAGTCATTGGGTACTCTCATGATGTCCGATACCCCTATGTCGCACAATGCGCCTGTGGAAATGTGGTCACGATGAACTACAACCATTTAACGTGCAAGCAATACCATTGCGGATGCCTGACCCAAATCATGCGTTCGGCTTATCTCATTCGCTTGCGCGTCGAGGCTATGCGCTCATGGTGGCAACAGGTTCCTATGTGGCTCGACGACCTTGACAAGCTTCGTGAACATGCGAAGAAGTATAGGAAGAGACTCAAGAAAACGAGTAAGTACGACGCCAAACTCACACATGTCGAATACGCGGATGACCCGCTGACGTTTGACCGGGAGGTAGAGGCTTCGGTCCTTCCCGATAATCCGGACGTTTTCCTCTCCCTCGTGGCACCGTCAGAAGAATATAGCCAATTCCTGCGCGACATTGCCGAGAAGCTGACCAATGTGCATAAACCGTGGTCCGCAATTCCTATGGCAAATGCGAGCGCGTATGCCAGTTACAAAAACGAACTGCCCGAATTTGACGCGGCTACCTTCATTAACTTCGTCAACTACCTTGCGGACGCGCAGGAGGACAAAAACCTGAAACCTACGGACTATGGCAATTAGCGAAAATGCTACCATCTTCCACGAGGCCGCACGGGATAAGGAGGTGTGGGGAAAAGCGTGGAGATACCGTGCCTACTACCTTGCATGGGTAAATGGAAGTTCCGCAAGGCTCGCGCCCACAAGGAATGAGGTCATGCACCCCTACCCAGACAGAGCGAATCCAACCCATGTGATGACGTTCAAAGATGTCGACCCCGTACATGGGGTGCGTCCTAAATACTTTCGGACAAAGATATTCTCGAATAGTTCGGAAGCCCCATGCACCGAGCCTTACAGATTAAATCTGGGCAGTCCTCGAAAGTACCCCTTCTTCTCCTACTTGATGTATGAGCCTCTCGTTGAATCCCAATTTTACTTCCGCTGGTATCTCTTCCAGCAGTTGGTAACTGAAGGGTCATTCAATATCCTGCCGCCTCAAGCGGACACAACCTTGGGCATAAGGGCTGAACGCCGTGCCCTCAAAGCAACCAAAACAAACAAATAAATAACATGGCCACCATTGCTATTCCTTGTGAACCTCGCGTCCTTATCAACGGCGCGAACATTGCACAGAACCTCCTTGACAGCGTTGCGGCTTCCAGCCGTGACGACCATGATGTTTGGCTCCTTCTCCCTTACCGGGCCAAGGCCGCCGCGGAACCCATGATTAAAATCTTGAAGAATCAGTTCAGGGACCTTCGCACGATAGAACTACTTACCCCTGTCGCGGATAATTACGCACTCGTTACCCATCTTTTTGCTCGTCTGCAACAGGCTCTGGCTTGTGAGAACGCTCCGGATGAACGAGCTATCATTTGGGTTTCCGAACGTGGTAATGAAAAGTTTAAGCCCGGCGCGATTGATACGATGGATGCAACGTTCTATCGTAAGAAAGCTCCGGTCATTGCAGGCAAGTATTTTACCATCCCTGCCACCGAGACCTCTTATGAATCTCATACCGTGGATGGAACTTTCGTCATGTCCAGTCAGCTGGCGAAACTCTATCCCCAGCGAGTTCCCTACGTCACCATCTCCCAGCATTTCCGTCTCTTCCTCGATAAGGTGCTGACCGAGAAGTGTTTCAACGTGGAGAACTGGGACGACCTCATTACTGTTGGTGAAATCCCCGACGCGGACAACTTTAAGCTTCCCCAAGTTCTCGGCGAGGCGGCGGTAACTACTCCTGCGGAAGTTTCTATCGCCAGCTTCCAAGCTAAGCCCGTTGACATGATGGGATGCTCTGAACAAGTCGGTGGAGCTACGAAGGCTCGTGAAGACTTGAAGGATGCCGAGGACTTGAAACCGAGCGTGAAAGTTGTTACACCTTCTCCTATGGCTACCGACCCCGAAGAATCCGTGAAGATGGGCTTGACACCGAGCGTGACCGAGGATGAAATTGAGGGTGAGGACCGGGCACCGGGTGCGGAAGTTGTTTCACCTCTTTTCGCGAATTCCGAAACCGAGGAAACTCCGAAGCCTGACATGGATGTTAAGGACTTGACACCAAGCGCGAAAGTTGTTACACCTTCTCCAGTGAAGCCCAAGACCAAGAGAGCCATGAAGGCTGACGCGGTCAAGGATGAAATTGACAAATAAGCCCTATGCCGAAACCAGACGCAAATGCTCCTGTAGGTCCGGGGGTTATTGGCGTGGTTGACGAGAACGGAACTCTTCTCAAGCGAAGGGTTCCGACCGCCGACCAAGCCCGCGCTTTGCTCTACTTCTGCCTCACCGCTGACCAGCTATCCATGCAAGCGAGGACCGAGGCACAGGCAGAGCTGGACGGACAACGCCCGTATGACCCGATGGCCCTTTCCGCAGTTGGTCAGAATTATCGAACCAACTACAATTTCCGCACAATGCGGATTGTTCGTGAAAAAGTAGCGGCGAGCCTCCGCGAAGTGTGGGACAACCCTGAACTTGTTTCGGTGCAAACCACCTTTGGCGATAATGCTCGTCGCCCCATCTATTCTGACATTCTTTCCTCCGAAGTAACGAAGATGGTTAAGTCCATGCCGGGATTCACTTCCATCATGACAGACCTTCTTCACAACTTCTCTTTCCACGGATTTGGTCTTGCCTACTTCGAGGACCCCGACACTTGGTACTTTAAGGCAGGTAGCCTGAACGAGTTCGCGTTCGAGCGCAAGGTCAAACCGGACAGCAGTACTCTTGAAGTAGTATTCGCTACCCGTACCCTTCGTGCCCATGAACTCTATGACTTCATTCGAGACCCGCAGACTGCTAGGGAAGCTGGCTGGGATGTGGAAGAGGTCATGAAAGTATTGAAGACCTGTAGCTACAATCAGACGGTACAGCCCCAGCGTATCTCTTGGGAGACCGAGAAGATGCTTAAAAACGGGGACTACACTTTGACCGACGTAATCGGTACTAGCATTCCGATTGCCCACATGTGGATTCGAGAATTCAACGGCACTGTTACTCATTCCATTTTCTTCGTCAACGGAAGTGGCGGCAATGGTCAGGATGTTAAGCGGGAACAAAACCGTGATGTAGACGACACCAAGTTCCTCTACACGAAGGAAGGAGCCTACAACTCTATGGAAGAAGCGTTTGTCCTCTTCCCTCTGGGTAGTAGCACCAATGGAGACATTCATGCCCTTCGTGGATATGGGAATGACCTTCTGCCTCACACCCGTGTTATTGACAAGTTGATGAACCAAGCGACGGACGCGGCGTTCCTCGGCATGGCGTTAAACGTCTCTGCCACCAATGAAACCTCCCGTCTCTCCGCAATGGTGAACCCGATGGGTGCCTATACCATTTTGGACCCGTCAACGCAAGTGGTTCCTAATCCGGTGCCGAACCTGCAACAGGTCGCTGGAACTCCCCTTGCATTCCTCCAAAACCAAATCCGGGAACGTTTGGGTGAGATTGACGTGAATGCTGATGGCGGCATGGGCCGTACCCAGCTGGAAGCTGAAATCCGTATGGGCAATGCGAGCAAGGTCAGCAATAACATCATGGACATGCTCTTGGAGCACATGACCATCCTTCTCCGTGAAATCGTTCGCCGTGTCATCCGCAAGGACTACGATGAAGGGATTGCCGGGTTTAAGGAACGCGAACGCATGCTCCAACGTTTGGACGAAGCCGGAGTACCAAGGGAAGCCTTCTTCGCTATCGACCTTGACAGCGTTACCGCTCTTCCTCCCATTGGGGCAGGTAGTAAGGTTCGCCGCACAATGGCTCTCCGTCAGTGTCTCAACTACATGCAGTTCATGCCCCGCGCTGGGCAGGAACGTCTTATCCGTATGGCCATTGCCAACGAAACGAATGGACGCACCGCGCAGTTGTTCATGCCGTTGAAGGATGACCCCAACCCGTCCGAAACCGTGGCCGCTTCTATCGCATCCATCCAGAACAACCAGCTCATGGCAGGACAGGAAGTTCCGGTTATGCCGAACGAGGACCACAGGACGCACGCGGAAGTGCATGCCAACTTCATCATGTCCATGCTTCCTGACACCCAGCTGGAACCCGAAGAGATGGCCCAGCTTGCCCAGCCGCTACAGCTTCTGGTCGCCCAGTTGGCCGGACACATGGATTATTTGCAGGCCGCCAAGGAAAACGTACCTGAATTTGAACAGTACGAGAAACTGGTTAAGAGGTGCAACGAGGTGATTACCAACGGTATGCGAGCCTTGGAAGCCATGCAACAGAAGGAAGAAGAGGCTCCCCAAGAAGGACCTACGCCGGAACAAATGAAAGCAGAAGCCGAAATTGAATTGAAGCGTATGAAGACGGAAGCTGAAATCCAACTGGCTAAGGAAAAACAAGATGCCGAGATTACTCGCAACGCCGTAGAAGCTAACGCCAAAGCGGTGCAATCGCTAGGAGGTGGACGATGAAACCCGTTCCAACGTACACCGTCGAAGGGTTCAAATCTAACAAGGCGGCGACTGGCCGCCTTGCTGAACTCCTTCATGACCCGGTAATGGAAGAAGCTCTCTGCATTGTTCAGTCAAAACTTAATGCGACGTTACAGCCTACACTGGAAGCCGCCGCATTGAATGGAGCTTTCGCGGCTGGAGCCAAATCCGTCATTGCCGCTCTCTTCAATCTGGCCGAAGAAAATGAAGAAACCGAATCCCCGGTAACTATGATGAATCACCCCATGACCGAGCGTAATGCTTGGATTAACTCACTTTCACCCAACAAGTAATACATAATTCTAATGGACAATGTAACTATTCCCGCAGTAGCGGAGGGCATCGTTAGCGGTGCTATTCACAACGACGTGCACAACATTTTCGAACAGACCCTGTTTGCCCCGGACCCCGCGGATTCCGCTAATCCCACGCAACCCAATGCTCCCATCGAATCCCCGGATGGTACGGTAGTCATGCCCAGTGCTGGTCCCCGCATCGCTGACGATGAAGTAGTCAATACCACGGGAACCGTCGTTGACGATACCCAGAACAATGATGACGATGATACCCAGGTATCCGGGGATGACGAAACCCAGAACGACGACGAAAACCAGAACGACGACGAAAACCAGAACGACGAGGAAGAACAGAAGAAGGAGAAGAAAAAACAGGACGAGGGTCCTGCGGAACAGAAGGCGAGCAAAGCCGCGAGCAAGGCATTCGCCGAGATGCGTGTCCAGTTGAGGGGCGCGAAGAAAGAAATCGAGGAACTGAAAGCCCAGCTGAAAGAAGCGGGCAACTCTTCCCCTGACCATGAAGAGCTTGAATCCCTGCGGGAAATTGTACGCGGCTACGCCTTCACCGCTACCGACGAGTACAAAGCCCATGTAACTGACCCGTACAATAAGGCTAACGCCAAACTCGCGGAGATTGCCCGTGCCGCCGGGGCCTCTCTCGATATGGACAAGCTGAACGAAGTTGCCCTTAACCCCAGCCTCGACGAGTACGACCGGGAAGAAGCCTACGAAGCAATCGGGAAGGAGTTGGGCATCAGTGATTCTGCCGTGTTCAAGTTTGTCCGCATGGCCAAGGTTCGTGACGCGGCCATCGTTGCCCACGGAAATTATCAGGCAGAAGCCGACAAGTATGTAGAAGAGTTGAAGGCCAGTCGCGGTGCCAAGTCGGATTCCGGGACCTACACCGTCAACCTCGACAACTACACCTTGGAAGCGATGAAGGAACGTGCCAAGGAACTGGGCATGACGACGGAAATCACCGAAGAGAATGTGAAGCACGCCCGCCATCTCGCTCATAAAATAAATAATGGTTCCTTCATGGACGGCGCACTTGCGGAACTCATGGTTAAAGAACTGGCAGACGCGCGCGCGACTATCGAGGCTCTCAACGTGAAGGTGGCCAAACTTCGCAAGGCTCGCCCCTCCGCTAATGGTGGTAGCCCCGAAGCTCCAGAGACCCAGACGCCCGCCGGACCCACTTCTGTGGGTGATATTATTGGCAGTGCTTTTGAATTATAATAAATAATTCTTGACATACACGTAATTATATGACAATAATGAGGCATCCGAAGCGGTGCTCCATTATTGCTTTCCCGCGAGCAAACCAAAACAAACCTTTATGCAGGCGTGAAAATTCTTGGTCCTGACCCTGCCATGACCGCGTAAGACCCCAAAACAAATTCGTCCAAAGAGTACTAGGCGTTGCAAATTAAACCAAATTTAATTTACAAATGGCTACTACTCCTAACGAAATTCAGGCCCAAGAATTGAAGCTGGTCACGATGACCAACCTTCTTAACGCCAACATGTACAGCACCTTTGCTCGTACTTCTCCGTGGAACTCCCAGATGATTATGACTGGTGAATGGACCGACGGCGTTGGTGATTCCGGGCGTATCGCAACCTTCGGTGCTACGGACCCCCGTCCCGAATGGATGAACATTAACCTTGATTCCACCTCTGACCAGATTCCGATTACGGTCAATGATACTGGTGCGACGGAATACTCCTACAGCCGCTTCATCACGAGGCTTGCCTCCCAGAAGCTGGACGTACTCCGCATGCGTCAGTCTTGGCAGGCTAAGCAACAGGCCGAGAATGTGGTGAAGCAGTTGGTCCGTGCCGTCGGTAATACTTGGTCCCGCTTCTATCGTCAGAGCTACATCAACATTGCCAGCTACAAACTTATCCCCACGAAGGCGGGTGTTGTCGGTCTTGATGTCGTGAACAACGATATTAACTCCATGCCGGAAGTTAAGCCCGAAGCCGCGCTGAACGACGACCTGATGAACCAAGCTTGGCAGTTGCTCATTAACGAGGGTGCTGGCGAATCTGCCGCTCTGATGGACCAAGGTTCTCCTGTCTTCTTGGCTTACACCTCGAAGGACACCGTGGACTTCATCCTGCGTCACAACGAAGTTATCCGCAAGGACTGGAACTTCGCGGAGGCCGCGGAAGGTAAGGATGCTACCCTCCTGCGTCAGCTGGGCGTGAAGTGGACTTACAAGGGCTTTACCTACATCGTGGACAACATGAACCCCCGCTACACCTTCGACGACAGCAAGCCGACTGGCCAGAAGTGGGTGGAAGTTCCCCAGTACATCAAGGTGGAAACGACTGTTGGTTCCCGCTATGTGCCGAACCCCGCGTACATGAATGCCCCGTATGAAGATACGATTATCTTTGTGAAGGACGTGTACAAGTCCCTCGTTCCCCGTCCGGTGTCTGCCTATGGTCAGGCCAAGTGGGACCCCGTGACCTACGCTGGTGAGCTGACTTGGGTGAACAACAAGGATAACGGTGGTAACTATATGGGCCAGCAGGGTCTGTTCATCGCGACGCTTTCTGCCGCTCCGATGCCTGTCTTCCCGCGTCACGGTGTGGTCATCCGTCACATCCGCACGACCGCTGGCCGTGAACTCGTCGGTGCTGACGGCAAGCCCGTTGGCTCTCTGGTAAGCACCCCCGCAGTAGTGTCTGGCCTCTAAGCCTAAACCTCTAACTCTTAAACCGAGGCGGGCGGGATGAACCCGCTCGCCTCAATTTTTACCTGCATGAAGATTACGTATGACCCTGAAAAATTTGGAGACCTTAAACCGGGGGATGATGTTCAGCTCATGGGAGTTGGCGTTGTTTCAGATGACGGCAAGTCTATTGAGATTGTTTCTATCGAGGACCAAGAAATAGGTGACGATGATAGCGACGACGAGGACGAGACCGAAGGAGAAACTGAATCCCCTAAACAGGAAACCGAAACCGAAGAAGCCGAAGAACTGGCAGAAGGAGCCGACATTGGTGCCATTATCGCCTCTGGCTTTGGAGCATAACCTTTTTAACTAGTATGGAAATCGACGTTCCCACTACAGAACCAGTTGTCCTCGAATCAGGAGTTGAGAATACGCTCATTCCCAGCGAGGAAGGAGACTTTCTTATTACTATCACCAGTGATAGGGGAGTTCCTGTCGTCAAACTGACGGAGGACGAGAAGACCCTTGCCGAAGGTTCTTCCCTCGTAAACCGGGAGTTCAAAGCACATCTCAAAGCCGCCGGGGATTTAACTGTTACGGAATCTCTTTCGGGGACCGTATTAACCCTAGAAGTCTGTGCCGCAACACCTCTGGCGGTGCAGGAAGTACCCGTAGCTATGGGGGTTAAGCACTTGGTGTCTATTCCCACTAACCAACCCGAAGTTTTTTACTTCGGCATTGATGTTGAAAATAGTGTTCAAAGTGTATTAGTGAATGATGGAGATATTATTATCCCTGCGGCTGATACTGCGCACGTCCCCCTGAATAGGGCAATCACTCTAACCCCTGTTATTCAGCAAACTAAAACAGTAGCAACTCTTAACGAATAATAATTATGGCAGTAGTAAATCTTCCAGTTCCCGCAGAGAATGCAACCATCGCTCGCGGGCAAATCTATCAGCTTACCGGACTGACCGAGGCTACTCGGTATAAGTTTATTGTCACGTCTACCAAGTGCCCGCATGTGGTCATCGCGAAAGATGAGGCGTTGGAGCAGTTGGAAGCCGAAGGGTATCTTTCTGGTCGTGCTTTCTACTTCGCGACGGAAGGTGGTCAGACTAACGCTTACCTCCGCATTGATGCCCTTGAGGGCGCGGAGATTACCTTGACTATGGTGGCTGACCAAATTCCGGCCCCCGAAGAAGCAACTCTTCCCGCAGACTTATCACCTGACAAGTGGTATAGTATCGGTGATTTAGTCGCAGATACGGGGTATGAATTGAAAGTAAGTGCGGAAGTCCCTGTAACCGTATTTGTCAAGACAGGAGATACCATTGCAGACGCAATAGAAGAACCTCCGTTTGTAACTGCCGCAGGGACCACTCGTTTCACTTCCACTGGCACGAAAGCGTGGGTATACGTAGATGGAGCAGTAAAGGCTAACGTTGACATCGTAGCCGCGCAGGGGATTGAGGGTTTTACCGCTCCCCAGCTTACGACCCTTTCGGACACCGTTTCCGACGTAGCTCTTGTAGGTCCTACCCCTGCCGGATATTACCGCGTGGACTTCGTGACCGAAGCCGCCGCACCTGAATTCCAATACGATGGCAACATCACTATCCAGAACCAGAACGTAGTCCTTACCAACGTAGTTGGGGAAGCAGGGGCGCAAGGTCTTCTTCCTCTCACGGCCGCGCAGGGTATTGTGACTGGTAAGAACCTTCGAGGAACTCTTATCTTTTCACAGGGGACTGCTCTTGGTAAGGGACAGCGAGCCGCCGTTGCCTCGTTCCAGATTCCTACGGGTGGTGATGCCGGGACCTTTAAAGGGACTGCGGTGATTACCTTCGTTGGAAATATTGCATAACCAATAATTAAACCTTGACGGGGCTGAACTCATGAGCTAAACTTCTATGGGTTCAGCCCCAAATTTTTACCATTATGGCACCTCAACGTTCTTCTGAAATCCAAATTGAAAATTACGTCAATGGCTCTCCTATTACGCCGGGCGTAACCTATAAGCTGGGCGATGCCTCTGCGAATACCGCGTGGCTTCTTGCTTCCAGTTCTCCCTGTCTCTTTAAACTTTCCGCTACCGCTCCTACCGACGAACAGTGGTCCAACGTTACGCCGGAAGAGTTCATCATCAATGGTTCGGTCGCGGGGCAGGTGATTGAGATTGAATCCCCCAATGGTAAGTACTTCGTCGTCCCCACTAACGCGCAAGATAAGAATGCTTCGGTGGAGAGCGCACACGCGACGATTGCACTTCACCCGCTGGGGTTTGACTACGACCAAGAGTATGAGGCTCTCCCGCTGGAAGGTGACGGTCCTGTCTCCGAAGGTTTCTACAAAATCTCCAACCTCGAAAGCGGTAAGCTCTACTCCATCAATGTACACCCCGACTTGGGTGGCTTGATGGAAACGAAGCCTAATCCGGAATTCAGCTATGCGCTCTTTAGCGTAGGAGCCGATGACAATCCTAAGGCTTTCCTCGCTGGTGGCAAGACTACTGCCCAGCTGGTCTTTGTGGCGACTGAAACTTCCGCGATTCTTTCTATCGGCAGTACGATTGAAGAAGCGGTCTACTTCGTCTCCATCAGAAATTTTAGTTTAGGCTCCGGTGAGGGCGCGGGGTTTGACCCCTCCCTAGACCAGAATATCACCGGGGCTTGGAATTTCACCAACACGGCAGGAGTAGTTCTCGGTAACGAAGTTCCTTTAGTTCTTGGACAGGGAGCGGACGCGGTGAAACTCCACGGGGACGGTAATGGAGCCGCAGTCATTGAAGGGACGAACGCTTCCCACATTGATGTTGCGATTCCTGCCAAGTTCCAAAACACTGCCACTTTTGATGACAGTGTTAGCTTCGTTGCCACCTCTGGCGAGAAGATGAAGTGCATCCTTTTTGGTAAGGAAAGCGGACCTACGCGTGCCATACTTTATGAGGAAGCCAATGGGTTCCTCTCCGTTGTTGACCCCAATAACGTCAACAGTAAGTCAATGACCTTCGATGGTGCTGGGGACTTGTGGATTTACCGAAATGAACAGCATAACGGGGTGGTTTCACTCAATAGCGAAACCCGCATGTACGGCACTATTACCGTGGGCGGGGTTCTGACAGTCAGCAAAACCCTCAATGCCAACAGCGGCATCAACATCCCGCTGGCCGTGGGTGCACCGACGGATACGGGCGCGGTTAATCGCTTGTACGCCGCAGGTTTGGCTGGCGAGACGAACATCCTGACCACTAATGCTTTCCTCAATACGGCGACCATTACCAAGACAGGGACTTCGACGGTGACCCAGACAGTTCCCTACCATGTGGCTACGATTAAGATTCCACCGAGTACTCATTCGACCATTCAGGCGAGCTTTGTGGAGGTTAAGGCCTGCTGGAATTATTCCAGTTTCTCCGGGTTCTCTTTCGTTTGGCGTGCTACTGGTGCCGCAAAGCTGACCTTTGGTATCGGTCGTGGCGGGAAGACGGTTCGTTCCGACCTTTCCATAGATTCTTACAGTATTATCCCGGCAAACGATTTAGCCTACAATCACGGTGAAATTCTGGATATTACTTTTGATGCTGTCAGAGATACCCAGCGCAACGGTTATACGGTGCGGGTGCGTGAGATTTACGCACTCGATTCCACGGCGGGCTGGCAGGTGAAAACCACCACCAGCTTCATCCCCGCCAGTCAAAACGAACCCGTCCCTCGGACGATTGCCAAGGTTATTTACCAGCAGAAATCTCCGGCCAATATTGCCCAGTATGAGAATCTAGGTGCACTCTGGCTCATGCTCACTGGAGGCCAGGCGAATAATCTGTATAAAATTGCCACATGCCGGGGCGTCTCCAATTTTGAGACAAACTCCGGCATTGTCAGCTGGGTAACTGATGTGGTGAATAATTCGACTGGCGACACTTACATCAAAGCAGGTGACGGAGAGCACACCTATTACCAGCCGGGAGGCACGAACCCGGTCTTTTACGGACTGGAAGCAATGGCCGTCAGTGCCATTGAATCCGAGGAAACCACGGATTTTGTGGATATTAACAACCCCATTGAAGCATGAACAACGCAGAAATACAAATCCTATTCCCTACACCCGGCGACTGGACCAAGCTCATTATGAGCGTAATCTACGTAGACACACTGGGCTTTACGCACATCGACCAATACGATGAGACCACGATGCCGAAGGAGCAGATACCCGCAATGGTCAAGGCTATCGAGGCCATTGCCGCTCTCGATGAACAGTGGCAAGCATGCCAAGTCTGGGCACGAATGGGATGGGTTCCTTCCCCTTCCGACCCTGCTGACAAGGCCCCCGCAATCCTTCTGACTGTCGAGGCTACCGGGGATTCCGGGGGTACAAAAATATTTACTCCTGACCAATATCCCCAGTTCGTACTGACCGATAGCGGCACGCTATCCTTCTTCAACTTCTTCACCAAAGGATGATAATCATGAGTTTACTCGAACTTCTCGACCTACTTGGCTGGAAGCGCAAGTAGCACATTTCCCCGGAGGGGTTATCCTCCGGGGATTTTTATTAAAATAATTTCTTGACAAGTAATAAAATTCTGATAAGGTGGTGGCATGTCAGAGACATCAAACACCAAACAGAAGGACGGCCATAATGTTATTATGGTCGATAAGCAGAATGGATTAACCCTCGTTCTGGCCAGCCATAGGGTTCGCATTCCCAACGAGGAAATTAAAGGAAGGGTTGAAGACCTTGCGGTTATCGAGAACCCGTGCACCGTTACGACGAACCTTCCGGCTAAGAACGAATTCAGTTTTCGTGATGAATCCGTAGAAACATCGGAAGCAGTTGAGAAGGCATTCGACGACGCATGCCTAGAAGAAAACCAACTGTTCTGCCCTATCTGTGGAGGCCTACTAAGAGAAGAACATCGCGGCAACTACGTGTTCGTAGAGTGCATGAGTTGCTCGCTGGCCGTGCAGGGGAGTGATGACGATGACCCGGAGACAGCCTGTGAAGAGGCATGGAGAGAGGCTCGATTCTTCCTCGACAGTTGTCCTCCGGTTCTGCGTCTTCAACCCGGCGATAAGTTGCATTTTATCGACAGGCCTCTTAAATATCAGTATTACGCCGTAGTTACGGACGTTGATGTGAAGGATAGCTGGATAAGGACCGACAAGGGTTCATGTCGCCCTGACGACGTGCTTAAATGGCCGTGGGAAATTAAACAAGCAGAATAACCATGAACACGTTGCATCTATCTATCGCGCAATACTTCGCGCTTGCGGCTCTTTTCGTGCTTGCGGGCGTAGCTTTCCGCGCCTTGGGAGGGAGTGCCTCCACCGCAATGGCCAACAGGCTGAAAGCTCACTGGAAGCTCATTAGCATTGAGACCAATAGCTACCGGACAAGAGGAAGCGAGTACACTCTATATGAGCGCAATGAAATGAATGATATGTACAACCGCCTCTTTGATGCCGCTACCCTGTGGATTATTGTTGGACTAGTCGGACTGACGGTAAGTATTATTGTTGAGTGCCTCTTCACGCTTCCCGCGCCTCCGCTCTATGTCCTCTCCCTCCTCACTGCATGGATTGCCGCATGGTATCTCTTTGTGGTCATAGCTTACTACATAAGCATGGCGGTGATTATGCAGATGACCCAATATAACCTCTATCGTCAATACCCAAAAATTAAATTCTAATGAAGAAGTACGAAGTAAAACTTGGAATGATTGTCCGCGTCAATCATGGTCCCTGTGGCCGCGTCGTGGAAATCGACAACGAACGGGCTACCTACCCGTACAAGGTACGCTATTCGGGAGAATTAGTGGAGTGGGCCTCCGCTGACCAGATGGAAGAAGTGTTAGATGCACCGGAGGAATCTGTCCGTGCCGTTTGCAATAACACCACTAAACCTCGGCAACCATTCAAGAGAGGCGATAGGGTACAATACGTTCCTCGTGGCTGGGTAAGCTACGAAGAAGAACCTATCCCCTTTCAGGAGTACGCGGTTTACAACGATGAAGACAACGACGGCTGGGTATGTATTGACGGAGTGACCACCAGCTACTTCAACAGTGTTAAGTACTTTGACCTTAAACTAATCGACTAGCCATGAGCACAACTCTATTTATTAGTATCTCGGACATCATCGCATGGGCGGCTATTGTTCTGTGCGTACTCGTCCTTCTCGCCCTGTGGGCCGTTGAAACCATCAATAAAAAAAATTAAAAAAATGAAAGCCGAAGATTTAGGTTGTCCTTTCTGCAAACACCATAACCTCCCGGAATCCACGGAACCCTGTGCATCCTGTGACATGTATTTCAGTAACTATGAACCAATGGATACCGTGGATACCGTGGATACCGTGGATACCGTGGATACCGGGTTTCACCGGAGTTGCTCCCACTGCATCTACCGTAAAACCCCGCTGACGCAATTCCCCTGCATGAAATGTGCCGTCACTCCCGGACTTCCCTGCTACGCCACGGATTACCCGTGGGTAGAAGAGGAAAAGGAAGGTGAGCAGTTGCCGGAATCCATGACCCCTTGTACGAGTTGCAAGCACGCGAAAGAGGCCAAGGAAGGAGAGCAGTTGCCGGAATCCGTGGATGAACCCGTAAGCTATGTTCTCCCCTCCTGTGATGATTGCAGGTATTTGACGAGACGGCTGGAAGAGGAACCCTGCCTCTCCTGCTACAAAGCTTCGAACTTCACTATCATCAAGGAACCCGTGGATGGCACGGATGAGAATGATGATGTCATTGAACCTTGCAATAGTTGTGTCCATAGGGATAACCTCCGTTGCAATCCTCCATGCTCTCATTGCCGACAGGAGCGGGGAATTGAGTACCCGGAATATGAAGAGGATGAGCAGGGAATAGATTGCCCGGAATATGAAGAGGCTGAACCGGGAATAGATTGCCCAGAATATGAAGAGGATGAACCGGGAATAGATTGCCCGGAATATGAGGACAAGGCTTCTGGGTACAAAGGAATCGTGCCAAAGCATATTACCGATATGTTTATTGAACGAATGAGGGAAAATGTACTACGGCTCGCCGACGAATATAACTCCTGCCCCCGCCCCCGTTACTGCCCGTATTGTGGAGAAGTGCCGGAGGTCGTAGAGGAAACCATCTACCCCGGAGAAAAGCATTGCTACGTTGTCTGCAATGGAGCCAATCTCCTTCCTCATAGCATCAGCGTTCATGGCAGGAGCCGGGAAGAAGCGGTCGCCAACTGGAATAGCTTCGCCTTATCTCTGGCCAATAAAGGAAAATGAGCAACCACTGGATAACCATTAGCGGGGGAGGATTCGTCCTCCCCATTAACTCCATTCTAGTCATGGATGAAGAACTCGCCGCATAACTTACAATCAAAGACATGTACACATTAACTGGATTCCTTCTCGGCCTTTTATTCTACTACCTCGTCGAGAACAACGATAACGACAACGACCCTATCCCTGCATGAAAATAAATAGAAGAGGACTAATCGTTCATCCCGGCCTGAAGCATCCGAGACGGCCTCGGCATAGTACTCCCCCGGTAAAGAACATCCCGAAGGGCTACATTGCCACCGGGGAGATTGCCAATAAAATCGGACGCAGTTCCGTATGGGTAATCCACGCCCTGAACCGATTGAAGGTTGAACACGTGCGTTGCGGGCATACCATCTATTGGGAAGGGAAAGGAGCCGAGGAATATATCGGCACACAAGTGCGGGGATTATATGACAGTATCCCGGAGGGGTATGTTGATGTAGCCACCGCATTGGAGACTACGGGCTTGAAGTCGCCGGGATACCTAACTACCCTGTTTAAGCGGGGCAAAGTTCAGCGTGTGCGGTATCGTGATGAAAGCGACCCCCGTGGCCGTAGGACACGATTCGCGTACAAACTGGTTGACTTGTTGTCCCATTTAGGATTAAATGGGGAAGTCCTATGAGAACCACGTATTCTACAACTAGAACCGTACAGAAGGGCCAGAGCAATCAACAGGCATTGCTCGGTCTCCTTCTGAACATTGACCTCCTTGACTCCTCCCTTACCGCGGATGGCGTCCGTGTCCTTCTGTACATGCACGCCAACGGATTTGAGAAGGAGTACGACAGTCCCTCAATTAGCGAGGGAACTCGCATCCATATATCTTCTCTTTACTACGTCCTGCGCAAGCTGGAAGAGAAAGAATATATCACGTATTCCGGGGTTAGGGGTTCGAGGAAACAAAGCAAGAGCCAATTAACCTCGAAGGGTATCACCTTCTGCCGGGACGTCTTCCGGCCACAAACAATCTAATCAACAGCATGGAAACAAATAATCTCAATGAACAGACGGAAGTCGCGGTCAAGCTCTACAACATGGCCGAACTTTCCACCCCGTGGGACCAGCTCACGGCTGACAAGAAGAAGCCCTACATGAATATGGCGGGCAAACTAATCAAGGGAGAGGCTGACATTTTTGCCCAGCTGACGGCGAAGTACTGTGTCCAGCTTGGCGTACCTAGCAAGTACAAGACCATCATCTCCGGGATTATCAGTGCCGCCCTTGGTGCTTTAGCTATGTTTGGAGCGTTGGGGCAGAGCAGTTGTACCTACGCGGATGTGAGTAAGGACCGCGCAGTTATCTGCAATGGCGATGGTTGTGTAATCGTTAGCCCCGGAAGGTTGACGTTTACGCAGGAACAACCTAAGAGCGAAGTTGCTCCCGTCGTTATCCCCAGCAAGGAATTCTGCAAATAGCTATGGCTCAAGAGTACAGTGAGATTCCACAAGCTCCTGACCTCTTTAATCATCCCGTACCCTCGGTTCCCGTGGGTACGGAGATGCTTAATGAGGCCCCGCCGTTTGATTCAATGCCGGACCCGATTGCCCCGGTTTATGGAGAGAGCGACATCGGGGTGTTCCATACCCCTGTGTATAATGACGACCCCCTCATGCGCAACCGGGAAGAGAGCATGTTCTCCGTCGTGTATGACCCCACGGATTCCGGACCTAACGCGGCGGTCATGTTTGTGGCTGGGGTTATTGTATCTGGAAGCGCAGTTTTTAACATAGGTGGTGCTCCCGGAAATTTACACCCCGTAGCCAGCGGAGAAAGGGCACCCCTTGATGATGATATTATATGGTATCTTAACGTCAATAGAGATGATTATGGTCTGTCTATGGTAAGTAGTGTGCCATCGCCGGATGCCTTCTTTTCTCTTCCCGTAGCTCGAACTCGAAAAGGAACCAACGGGTACATTCAGCAATTACACAGAGGGGCCGTATTCATTGGTTCTGAATTTGTCTTTGGTCCTGCTTAACCTCCCAAACCCATGACCTACATCTATATATTCACTTACAGAAGAGACCAGCCAGATGCGCTGGAATGTGTACGTTGCACGAGAAAAACTCTCCCCCATGCAGTTATTACTGTAGTCGACGATGGAAATTCCCCATGTACGGAAGGCGCAGAAACCCAGTTCCTACAGGCTGGAGCCACACATTATGAGCAAAGCCAATTTAATCGAAGGGGAAATCTTAACGGTCCCGAATGTGTGCGAGGCATCCTCTCCTACCTAGCACAAAAGGCCGAAGACGAAGACATTGTGATAAAGCTAGATTCCGATACTTGTCTCCTTTCTACTGACTGGATTGAAGACATGCTAGCGCAGGGGAAGAGCATGGCTGGATGTAGCTCACGCTATACTACATGGAAGAACATTTACTATATACACGGAACATGTTATGCCATGACGGGGAAGCTGGCAAAGCAAGCATTTCAGAAATCTTTGTCTTGGACAGATTGGTCAGAAACGGCTCCGGAAGATTTAGAGATATATCGACTGGCTTCCACTATCGTGGGAGAGGAAAACATTCTTAAAGAGTTCCCTTGGACGCCATCGACCCCTTCGGCAAGATGGACGGCATGGAACTGGGTGAGCTTCACCGTAACTCCGGAAAAGTATAAACACTTTTCGGTGGTCACCTTCGGTATGTTTATGCCCTCCTACAAGCCGAGAAGCCTTAGGGCATTAGCCATGAAGGAGTTACGTGAATGTGTCTATCCTTCTGACAATTCAATGTAGCAGGACAACTGGCTTATCGATTCCGTACATCGAAATGTCAGGACGTTAAATCCCACGGAACCCACGGAACCCACGGCCAAATGGCCACAATGGGTTCCGTGGGTTCCCTTGTGTCTCGCCCACAGGCGTGTGCGGCTGTGTCATACCAGTTAAAAATTTCTTGACCAGAAGCTTTTCCTGTGTATGATAGCGGGCATGGACAACAACTTCCATTATATTATTAGCGCGTATAACCCTTCCCTCCATTGGCCGGAGAGGGAATCAAACCTAATCCACTACACGGTCAATTATCTTAAATCCCTGAACATTTCCGGCGAGAACGTTACCGTCATGTCCGAGGACCTCGGCGTTCTCTCATGGGCCAGAGCGGAGGGGCTGAACGTGGCCCGTGTCCCTGACGCGCCTGACGAGGCTATCCTCTCCATCGCCGCAGAGCATGCGGGAAAGAATATCATGGTGCTCGACACCCAATGCCCGGTACGCGAAGCGGACCTCCTTGACGTTATGGCCAGCCAAATTGTCACCGAGAAGGATGTCATCTTCATCTCTGCCTACATGGGATTGAAGCGGACGAACGTCGAAGACTACCCAGAATGGACTGGCATCGTTGATGGTAGCGTGTGGGGGTTCCGGCACGATAGCGACCTTAAGGTCATTAAGAGGATGTGCAATACCTACCTCGTCTATCATGACGCGTTCGCTGGTCACTTCGGGGTGAGCCTCGATTACCAGTACGATAAAGATGTACTGGACGTCGCCGTGAAACGCGGCTGGGAAAAGAACGCGAGCACCGCCCCCTGTTCTGCGGATTATCCCCGGCGCGTACAAGTTATGGTTGACAAACCTAAACAAAATGTCTAAGCTTTATTCACCACATGAACACAAATCAATTGTATTTTGACGGGAGCCTTGGTCAGTTCATTCGCAAGGCTCGATATGAACAGGTAAGCGTAGATGCCTCATTGGAAGTCCAGCATGGAATATCCTCACTTGTCCTCCAGTTTGGCGCAGGATTTAAGGGAGACCTCCGATTTAATATCTCCCATGCCTCTGCCCTTCTTGGCAACGTCTCCACGTCAAGCCCCTTTACATGGAAGTTTCAGTTAGCCCAGCTCAATGCCGGGGGAATACCTGTATGGAAGACGGTCGCGTCTGGCATGACGGCCCCGGAGAAACCCGGAGGCACTGCCGATACCGTTATCCTCCCCACCGACTTCTTTGAATTAGACCCTGCCGAATATCCTGCCGGGACCTACTGGATGACTGTTGAGTTCTCTGATACAGTTGACTGGACCCGCACCTTCCCCCTCACACTTCAAATTATCTAGCCATGAAATTGGATTTATCCCACATCCTGCAACTCTACCCCGTCCTGAAAATCCTTCATTACCAGACAAGGGAGGGATTCCACCATGAACGGTATGACGACGCAGTAGAAGAATTGGGCGGCATTGCCGACAGTTTCATTGAAACCTATCTCGGACTACATGGCCGCGACTGGACGGCGAAGCCCGTGTTGGTGCGCCCCGTAATGCCAGATACTACTGCCGCGTGCATTGGCTTGTACGAAACCGTCATCCTGCGGGACCTCGTTCCCTACCTCTACACCGTTGCCGGGAATGAACCCACGCTAAGGAAACTGGCAGAAGACTTTGAGCAGAGTGCTCGAAAGATTTACGGACTACTGAACAATTACAGCAACTAGAACCCATGCCCACAACAACTCGCGTCCGAGAATTTTTTCTTTGTTCCGACGGCCCGGAGAGCAACCCCGAAGTAATAGCCACGGTACTTCCTCGGCTTGACGGGGTTTGCTCCCGCGCCCGGTCCTTGACGTGGGGCGTTATTGCCTATTCCCTCTCTCACTTCAACCTGCCCTTCGGGGTTGCCTTGGAGAACATGAGGAACGGTTATTGTGCCCGCGTCGTAGGAACGCCCATTGGGGAGGAAACCGAGGATGGGGATGAAGTCGCCGACGTTACCCCTTGGTTCATCCTGCAATCCTTTAAGACGGAAAACAACGAATGGGACTACCGTTTCATGGCGTTGGAACCGATAGAGGCAGGAGCCGCCATTGATATGAAGAGAGATTATCTACTTCCCGATGGGTGGTATAAAGTCGGAGAAGAGGTAACTCTTCGCAACGATTTCATCGTCTCCTTCTGTTGGGAGATTGCCATTCCTGGGGACCCCACGAAAACAGAAACCGCCTCCGTTTAACCCAAACAATCCAAACCACTTATGTATAAGCTAGTCGTAAGAGACTACATTGATGTAGGAATTATTCAGGTGAAGTATGAGGGAATCATCTTTGCGGAAGTCTTCTACCGCAATGATGAAGAAGATACCCAATACCTTACCAAGGACAGTGCTCTGAAAATGGCTAAAGAATTTGCTCGTAGCCTTTTTGCCTATGAGGCCTTCCCAACCACGAAGGGCATTAGCCTACTTCCTAAACACATTGCAATCCACGAGGAATAAACCATGACTAACGAAATTAGCATTATTGAGAATAAGAGAGTGGGAATCCTCAAGGTGAAACACAAGGGTAATCTCATTGCTAGCCTTAACTATTGTCGGGAAGGGCATGAAGATGAAAGATGTTATCCCACGCGCGAACAGGCCATAGAGTTGGCAAGGACAATTACCCGCCGTCTCGTCGCCTCGAATCCTGTTATGACAGACAGGGGCATTGACTTTTGCCCAAAGGACTGTATCTTCCAAGACGAATAAACCAAATCCATGAACGACAAAGTAAGAATTTTCGAGGATGTAGTGGGTGGCAGATTCGAAGTAGTCCATGACGGAGCTGGTGTTGCCAGTTTCTACTACTGCACCAATGAGAACGAACAGTGCTACCTAAGCAGGAAAGCGGCAAAGAAACTGGCCACGAAAGTTGCCCGCTACATGGTTAGCAGGGGGACCTCCCCCACAACTAAGGGAATAGGACTAAACCAAATCTATTTTAACATCGATGTCTGATACTCTAAATATTACCGTCGTAGATGACCCCATTATCGGATATTTCTGGGTCCTGCTTGAAAACCGTTGCGTTGCCACTTTTTACTATTGCACGAGAGGTGAGGAAGGACTTTTCACTAAGAAGCAAGCAAAGAAGCTGACCGAGAAGCTTGTCCGCAAAATTGAGAAGAGTACGACTATCAAAACCAAAAAAGGATTTAAGCTCGTCAAACAGGAAAGGGACAACACCAATGAACAATAATTCAGATACCTGTATTTGTGACGACACCTCTGCCGGATTTTTCCGTGTTATGCACGGAAAACGTTGTGTTGCCATTTTCAACTATTGCACGGAAAATGAGAGAGGCTTCTTCACCAAGAAGCAAGCCGAGAAACTGGCAAACAAGCTCGCCCGTAAAATGGAGAAGAGCACGGTCGTAGAAACAATAACTGGCCTTGAGCTGAAAAGGAACAACATCAATGACTAACGAAAAATATTTACTGGAAACCTTCTTAATGGAATATCCGCGAGCAGGAATCCTTGCGGTGATTCATCGAAACTACCGTATCGCCCTGTTCCCCTATTGCAAGAATGTGGACGAGAAGGGAGTTCCGACAAGAGACTGCGCCCTCAAAATGGCAATCGAACTTCGTGACAAGATTAAGAAGTTAACGACGGAAGAATCTGACACGGGAATTACCTTCGTCGAAAGGAACAACACCAATGACCAACGATAAAGTCTTCGTCCGATACACGCGGGATGAGGCTATCATCCTCTTCAACTATCAGCCCGTTCTCCGCATACCTACCAAGTACCAGCTGGGCGACCAAGAGGTCGATATGTGTGAGGAATTAGTGGACTGGGCTAATCAAATCGTTGAGGACCTTAACGAGCATGTCATATTACCAGATATAAACAAAACCAAAAACGAAAATGAAAGTAGGACCCGGAAAAGTTAAGACCAGATTTAAGTGCGGCGACGTTGTTCTTCGGATAGATACGGGGAGATGTGGCATGTGTGGGGATAGCATCCCAACAGGGTCTATCCTTCGGGTAGTGTCCGACGAGGATGTTGCTGGTGTCGTTCGTGTCCAATATCCCCAAGCGGATGATGAAGACGAAGAGATACAGGATGTTATGTGGTACGAAATCGACCACTTACCCGCGAAAGCCAAGGTAGAAGAATTCTCGGATGCCGTGAGGGTGTCCATGAATGGGGACGCTATTGCCACCATTCTCACGGACATTGCCACCCCATTGGGCACTCTTCACTTCGAAAGCTGGGCCAGAGAAATTGCCCAGTCGATGGCGAACATTATTAACCTTCAAATCTCATTGGGGAAGCTAACCTCGGACGGAATCAAAGTAGAAAAAAACTAATGACAAGCAAAAACAAAATTAAGGAAATACAGAAGTGGGCGGGAACTACGCCCGACGGTATCCTTGGTGATAAGACCATTGATGCTATATGGAAGAAGATACAACCGGAACCCACGGTTTCCGTGGGACCTATGGACGTCCCGGAAACCACGGGTTCCGTGGGTCCCGTGGAATCCCCGGCAGAGATTATCCGCAAAGGAATGGCCAAGAAGATTCTCAACATGGAGGACTACAAGATTACAGGTCCCGATTCTCTGCGCGTAACTCGCCTCCCCTCTGGTGACGGCGGTGGCAAGTGGGAGATTGCAGGTATCTGTGATGGGATTGAACCCAAGGAATTCAATCTAATCAAATCCATGATGGACCGGGGCGACAGGGATGCGGCATGGGAGGAATGCCTCCGCTATGTTCTCGCCAATACGGAACCGTTGGTTGCCAAGGGAGTTGCAGGATGCTACGCCATTGAGTTCATGCTTCGCGACATGACCTTCAACATGGGTGTGGCGGGAACGACTAAGGTTGTCCAGCGCATGCTCGACATTGATATTGACGGCAAGTGGGGGAAAAATACCCAAGCCAAATGGACGGACGCCATTCAATCATGGGAGGAAAGCGAAGTCCTCGATATGCTGGACCGCGCTTGTCGTGCCCGCTATTGCTCCATTGTAAGAGCCAATCCGGTGAAGGCGAAGTTTCTCTCCGGCTGGTCCAACCGATGCAATGCGCGACATGCTTACGCTCTTACTCTGTTGTCAAGGAAATAAACAGGGAATTTTCTTGACCCGTTAAACCCCAAATGATAACATGGCGGCAAGGTAATTCCCTGCCGCCATGTTTAGATTCGTCGCACAGCTAAACACCATTGACGGTAACGTATGGACTTTGTTTCTCACCCGTATCGTCGAGGAAATGTCTCCCGCATATCTCGTATTTGTGGGAGTTATTTACGTGGCAGTAAAGCTGGCGTATAAGTATCTCTCAAAAAAGATAGAGTTTAGTCTTGACAAGGAGAAGTCATTTCTCATACTATTGCAAGAGGCTCTAAGAGTTATATCCGAGTTGGATGAATCTCTAGACCAATTACATGGAAAAATAGACAACCTACGAAGCGACCATGAAGAGATAATCGACCGCGCCTTCTGCGCTATCTCGCAACAAGATACACACCCCTCCGACAGAAATGAAAATATTCAATCTGTTCCGAAAAAGCCACGAGCAGGAACAACTCGAAAACGAGTTGACCCAGAATCTTAATCAATTACAGGAAAGCATCCGTGCGTGTACTGAAAAAATCCGCTCAAGGAATCGGTTCTATGCCTCCCTTCCTCTTGGTCGCGAGGGTGAGCTGAAACTGCCCAGAAACCAATGGGCCTATTTTTTACGGGGGAAAGTAGGAATTCGTTATGACGGAGAAACCCTTACCTCTTCGGTCACACAGGTTAAAACTCGTGAAGAAGTTCAACTGCCAAGAATTATTGATGCGGAGAGAAGCCATAAATTACTTGTCATACAAGGATATGTTATTGACAGGCGAACGAACCGAACATATTATCGGGGCGAGACAGTAAGTTTTCCGCGGGGAGAACCAATGCAATTAACGTTGAACGGGCATATTAGCATGATGTGGACACCCCCGCTCCCCGGTGCAATTATGCCGTTCTTTCAATCCAATATACATGGCTCTGATTCCTAATACCACGGCCTCCACTCCACAGCCTCCGACAATACCCATTGGAACCACGGATTCCTCGTGGCGCAATGGGTTCAGTCCTGACAGGCCAATGGGTGAGCCGATAATTAACTTTCCCACTCCGGTGGTAAAAAACGTGATGTTCTTCGTTGAGAGGATTGCCAAGAATCCCAGCGAGATTACCACTGAATTGGGAACACCGTTCGTACCTACTGCGGGTACGACCTTCCTCCCGTTCATGCGGGATGCAGTTCTCGTGCATGTCGAACCCGTCAATGAGGCGGCGAGACAGCACGTTTATCGTTTCTACTACATGGTCCCGCCGGAACAGCAGTTCCGATATAACATTCAGGACATGAAGAAAATCCGTGACGGCTATACCTTAAAGGACACCGTCGCTACGGGTAAGTTCATGGGGCCGGATGCAGACACGGAAGAGTTGAAGGACTTCTACGAGATTACACGGGAATGGGTGGAACCCTTGGATTCCGCGTATGCCCCGCTTCCCCTTGGCTCGTTTGACCCCAGCAACGAAAAGCTGGACCCTGACTTCTATGACCAGCACTTCTACACGGCCTACGATGCCCAGCTGGTATTTGAAGAAGTAGTCCAGTTTGAAGAAGAACACCTACGCAAGTATTTTCGTAAGGTGGTACGCGTGTACAAGACCCTGCCCGGCCCGGTGGTTAAAGAGTTCGTCCCTTATAACATTTGGCAGAAGGGAGATACGGTGTGGGATGAAGGTGGTCCGGGAACGAACCAGCCCGAATCTGAATGGGTGGCACAGACTGCAATTAAGTTATCGAGAGAGGTCTGGGCCGCGCCGCTTTGGCCCGTCGATGGTGGAGGGAAGGAACCGGGTCAGGCCCGCATTCCTCACATGCCCCTCCTTGAACTGGACAATAAGCCCGTTAGTGCTGGCTGGGACAAGGGCAGTTATCCGAGTACGCAGATGTACACCCTTGTATCTATGTACAAACGGAACAGTAACATTGCGGAGAAAGAGGAACAGAACAGCCTCTCCGGTAATTGTTGTAACCCGGATTCCCGTTTTGTCCGGTGCATCAATACAACCGTGACGACTAGCCAGTCCGTCGACTGGACAGCGAACGGCGATGTCCCTGCGATTGACCCTCCTGACCCCGGCGAGAACTGTAGCCAATGGCGTGTAGATTCCTCTGTGGTAGTACATGAAGGATATAGCCACAAGGAAACGCGAAAGAGTTGCACCACCTACGACCAGATTGATGAATTCTGGGAATCCTCATTCGATAGGATAACCAATCAGGTCTATCCTGTACTGCGGAAGATTGTACATAATCCGAGCACTGACTTCGACACCGATTGGCAGAAGGAAGGATTCACCAAATACACGGACGCAGTTGGCAATACCTACTATGGCCGGAAGTTGGAGAAGCCTGTTACGCTGGTTCCCGTCACCGTCCCTGACATGAGGTGGACCACTATTGAAAATGTGGAATCTTGGGACCTGACGGTTCAAGAAGATTCCGTAACTCCTACCGAGATACTGGGCATTCCCTATTTGAACTACGGAATAAGTGACCCTAACTACCCAGAGTACCAAGGTTTTATGGGCGTTAGCGGGATTCTTAGTGCTCAACCCAACGGTTCTAACTCTGACAGGGGAGGAAACTTCGGCATCTATTTCCGTGATAAACGATTGTGGAACCTGTATATTCAGAACAGCTATCCTACAACTTATTCGCCGGGGACCTTCTGGCTTGACTACGCATACTTCTCCGTCAATCCGCAAGGCCCGTGGTACACCGAAGACGGACAGGTTAAGATAGATATGGAGATGGTTATTCAGTCCACCCTGTATGCCAAAATTGTTACGAACGAAACTTGGACCTTCCCCGTAGGAAACGCCCAAGGGATTAGCTTCGTTCAACGAGATGCTTCGTATACTTCTGAAATGATGTTCTCCGTAGGGTCGCTTCCTTCCGGGATACAGGGGGCATATCTGGACATCCAATATGGGCGGCTTAACCTAGTAGTCATAGCTAATCCCAGAGGGTCTGCAATCAATGGCACTATTCCCATTCTGATTAACGGTGAGAAGGCGTTCGACATTGACGTAGAAACCGTGGACCTAGATACGCAAAAGGTTCTTACGGTTCAGAACACCACTGCCGCTAAGCAGGAATACCATGCTGGGGATTATGTTCTCAATGCGGAGGTAGTCAATAAACTGACGCTATCCTACAGTGGGCAAAAGTTTCCCTATTTCCAATTTAATCTTACCCTGTGCGCACTTACGGGGTCTACCTTTAAGAAGGTCGCGACAAGTGATAAGATTCAACGCGTCGTCCTGCGCCAATGGGTGAACCCCTGTTACGCCGTAGATAGTTACATGCAGATTCCGGGAATCGGGTACTACAAAAAATATACCACGACGATGAACTACAGTTTCCCTGCCGTGTTCGGTTCGGTTAGTTGGGTTCCGTGGGATACGAGGCCCGACCTCTCTGGCAGACAGGAAGGCAAGTACTTCCCGCAGACCAAGATGATGCGGGACAGTTACTCCGGCCCCTGCACCGCCGTGGTAGAGGAAGCCTTCTCCCCCGATGGCACATGGCCTAAAGGCTGGGGCCTTGGGACGTCGGTACAGTTCACGACGAACAGCGGGTATTTCTCTTCGCCGCTTTGCGATTACCGTCTGCCCGCATGCCTCCACGGCCCGCTGACTATATCCGTAACCATTGGCAGTCAGGACGCCAAGTGGCTTCCCGGCGGGTTTAATACAAACTTTCCGGGAACTACCCACACAGATTGGAAACCCGTGACCTCCTATTACGCATCCCCGTGGAACGGAGGCATGATGTGCAAGAAAGTAACCATTTATCCACCCAGTTAATCTCATGGCATTCATTACCAAATCCTATTTAACCTATCGCAATGTTTGTGACGAGCTTTGCATGCTCATTACAAACCAGCCGCCGTCCAAGTCCAACGTTGACTTCCGTCGCATATTGAAGGAAGCGCAGAACCTCCTGCTGAATGAGGCCACGGTATCCCCGGATTCCGTGGAAACCTTGGACTTTGAAGGAATCCCTCACGGGGGTTCTATCTCCCTGCCCGAAGAATATGACAGTATCGTTGAGGCATGGTCGCCCAGCGGCAAGAAATACCACATCATTGACCGGGCCATGTTCGAAAGCAACACGTGGTTCCGTTCCGAATACCCGAAGCATGACAGTGGCTATCACGCCATCATGCTGGACATGGGACTGAACGAGCAGAACCTCCGCACCTATTCCGTCCTGTCTGGCAGTAGCGGCATCAACGACAACCCCGCGAGCAACGTCATGACGGTTTCGGCACGGTGCGCATTGCGCGGCCTATCCCTCAACATTTATGATGACGCGGCATGGGAAGACAAGGAGGTTCGTATCTACCCCGGATGTCTTCCCGCATTGAAGGCAATGATGCTGGCCGTGGTCTATAATGAGCAGGGCAACACTCAAATGGGGACGGACAGCTATGGTCTTGCCGTCAAATACCTGAACGACCACCTGCGCAAATATCGTCAGGGTACGTATCAGGCTCCGAATATTATTCAGAACGGCGGCATCATGCAGTGCCCCGGACTTAACCTCATGTAATTATGCCGACCAAAAAGACTGACATATCGAGTGAGACGAGCGCGAGCGGGGGTATCCCCGCCGCCAAGTCTCTCAAACAGAAGACGATGGACGAGGTGCTTCCGAAGTCGAATCCCAACATCCCTCTCCGTCCCATGAATAACAACGACCCGAACAAGCCTGTCGACGCGAAGGAGATGAACACCATCGCCGCGGCCAATAGCAACCACGGGATTAAGAATCCTCCCGCCAGTCCCTACGGGCGGGGGATTACGGAACCAGCAGTGCCGGGCGCAGTTGACCCTAATAGCGCAAGCTACGCCGCGCGGCAACAAGCGGCATACCAAGCTGGCATGCAACAAGCCGCGGCGGGGAAACTCTCTGCCGAGGATAGGCTCATGCTTCGGGGAGTTGACCAGAATGTGAGCAGGGGAATGATGCCCACCATTTCTCCTGCGGCATCCACGGTTCCCATGGCAACCGGACGTCCCACGGCATCCACGGGAACGACGGCATCCACGGGAACGACGGCATCCACGGGAACGACGGAAGCGGCTCAAAAATATCTGCAAGATAAACTTGGTCCGGAAGGGTACAAGGTATTCCAGTCTATGCCGAAGGAACAGCAGGAAGCCATATATAGCAAGTACGCCGAGATGGTGACCAAGAATGCGCCAGCCGCTACCACGGCGGCATTACCGAAAGGTTCTGCTCCGTCTCCCTCCGCAAACGCACTGCCCTCTGGCAATACTCCCATTCCCACGAGAAGTTCAACCACAAGTGCGCCCGCCGTGGATACTTCCAACAGTTCCGGTGGCGGGACTGCCGAGTACATGCTTCGAACCCTACAAGATAACACGGCCAGCCCGGAAGCTAGAGCACAGGCAGGAACATACCTCAAGGTCCGAACCATGTACGCCCAGCCGGAAAAGTATAGCAAGGAAATTAAACTCCTTGAAAAGCTGGAACGGGCTAAAAAAGAGGAACTGCGCAACATGTTCAGGAATCGGCTCAACATCCGAGACCCCCGCTTTGCGCGGCAGTACGCGCAGTATCAAGCCCTACAGAAGAAAGACCCGCAAGCAAGGCTCGCGCTATATTCCGAACTGATGCAAGGTCCGGAGTTCGCCCATTTGGAATTCCGAAAATAAATTTGTCATAGTTGATATTTCACTTGACCCTCGCCCCACTCATGATAGGATGTTGAAGACCCACATGAGTGGGGCAAACTTATTAGACTAACACTCAACAAACATGGCTATCGACTTTAGTACCGCCAATATGTCCGACTTCGCTCCGACGTCGGCAAGCAGTATCGCGCGTGAACAGCGAGCCGCAGAACGGCACGCCACGTGGCAAGAGACGCAAAAACAGAAACAGGAAGACAGAGCACAGAAAGCACTGGACCGCGAGCAAAGGTTAGCGGAAAAGAAACAGACCCGCGCGGAGAAAGCCGCAGGAGCTACCGCGGAGTTTGATGACTATGTCTTTAAGTCCATTGATGACTTTCAGAAGAAACAGACTGAACAGGCAGACCGCGCACGTAACGTAGAATGGGAAACAAAAAGCCGCGCCCATACGGAACAAGGATGGAAAACCACCGCGGAAAAGGCTGACATTGATGTCTTGAACAAAGGAAACCGTGGGTTCACCTTTGAGGGAATCGACTACATGAAGGACTATGTAGACCGCGGAGAAGATGCGCTGGTTGATTTGAAGGCCGCCGCTCGTGGTGATAGTGACGCCATTAAAAAGCTTACGAATAACACGGGCATCGTCGCAGTCTCTTCCTCCGAACTTTCTCCCCAGCATCCCGCATTCTTATCCCGCTTTGGCTTCGGCATGGGAGAGGACGGGAACCCCGTCGTAACGGAAAAGTTCCTCGCCATTGCCGCAGACAGAAACCGTAACGCAAAGGCGGTGGCCAAATCCATCGCCAACACAATGGAGAAGGCCCGGAAGGATTACCTCAACTCGCATCTAGATGTTGGTACAGGTAAACCTAAAGCAGAAGCCATCGAGACTGCACCCATTGCTTACACTGCGGAGGAAATAGAAAGCATCATCAATACGATTAGGCGCGAAGACATTGACAACTATCGTGCCGCTAAGTCTCTCTATACTAAGCACCGAGCCGCTTCGACGGAGAACGTGCAGAAGAAAACCCCCAGCCAGACGAACGTGGGGGAGCTTGGCGTTGGCGAATTCTCTGATTCAGCACCTTCATTTACTGGGAATGTTTTTGCTGAACTCGCCAACCTCTCTAAGTCTCCCAGCAAAATGTTCCGGCTTGTCCGCGACTACGGGGATTACCTTTCCCGGAACGGTGATATCTATATCCCCGGGCATCAAACTTCAAAGAAAGAAAAACCTGTTGAGGATAGGATTCGTGAACAGATAGAGGCGGCAGACAAAATCGTAAGACGGCTCGAAGAAGACTACACTGGCCTTCCCTACCTCGAACTTCGCGACGCGATTCTCAATCCGGAAGCCGCGGCCTCTACCCTTCTGTCTTTAGTCCCCAATGCTGACATGGACGCAATACGTGCAAGGGCCGAAGTTCTTGCCAAGGACCTTCGTCGCAAGAAGGACCGCCCCCTGACCTTCGAGACCGATGAACAGATTGGCATGAGTGAGGCTATACTGGAAGCCGTGGCTACAAGGTTTCCGGGGGTTCCCAAATCCACCCTGTACCAAGCGGGAGTAACCAATCTGATTCAGGGTTATGTCGCCAAGGCTACGCCGAGAGGCACTCTCATGGATGCGGTCAATGGTGCAATGGCTAACTACCGAAGCACGGCGGGACAAATTGCGGATGTGCTTACCTTCCAACCGGGAGATAGTGTGGGCAAGACCTCTGACCCATTGAGTACGATGGAATGGAGAAAGGGAACGAGGCGTGGCACATGGGAGTATGGCGTACCGGGGGGTCCCTCTTTTGATGTAGGTCCCGAACGGTTGAAGGAATACATGGCCCAGTACCATATCGAAAGTACCCGCGACGCTCTCAACTCCCTCTCCCATGCCGCACGTATGGGTGACTTGGGCGTAGGCCGTGGCAGTCTCTTTGCGTACAATCCGCACACCAAGGAAGTAGATACGAATGCCACTCTCGAACTGAACCCCAATGCTCTCTACGACAATAAGCTGATGGACAAGAGCATTGAGGCTCTCCGTGCTAGTGGCGCGGACGAAGGTCTCATCAATCGCACCATTGAGAAGTTCCAGAACCTCCGCACGAAATCCGCACAGGAACTTGTGAAGGACAACATTGCATTGGATGAAACGCTGGGAACGCTCCGTGATACGTGGCTTGGTTCCGGTATGCGGTTCAACCCTGTCTGGACCGAAACCATGAAGCATCTGGACAAGTACCTTTCCTTCAAGAATTTTTACAACGAACAGAAGGAAGCGGGCAAGAGCGACGAGGACATTCTCTCCGCATGGCAGGAGAAAGGACAGGCTCACATCAATCCTATTCTCCGTGGGTTCCAGATAGGCACGCACAAGGCCATTGACCTTGGGACAGGGGCCGCCTATGGTGCTCTTCTCTTTGCGCAGAATGCAGTCGGCAGTCGTGCGGCGATGGAACATACCCGCACCCTCTGGGACCAGCTGAACAAAAAACAGGAAGCGGAAGCTGAACTTGTTCGAGGCAATATCATTGCAGACTATACTGCGGAAATCGCTAACCTCGGCTACCAAATGGTAGCAACCGCGGGGGCTGGTAAAATCGGTGGCCTTGCTGGCCGTGCATTGGAACGTACCGCTCTGACCAAGTTCGCGAGGGCAATGGCTAACGTCGCGGCGAGGCGGGCAGAAGCTCTTGTCCCTGCCGCCCGTCCGGGATTGGCGGGACGTTTGAGTGGAACTATTCAGCGCAACCTCAACAACCTTGCGGCGTTGAGCCTCGAACGGGCAGGAGCTGGTGCTGGGGTAAACCTTACCATCATCTCGCAGGTTGCACCGAATGCTTACTCCGACATCTTCTATACCATTTATGACAGGGAGATGGAAGGGAAGGAAGCGACTGCCGAGAACACGAACCGGGCACAGAGCATTGCCAGCAGGCATGCCCTCTTTGGTGCGGCTCTGGTCTCCACTGGCAGTACGCTTATCAACAACCGCGCAGGTATGGATTCCTTCATGCGTAAGGTTGTTGGGGCTAAAAACCTTCGCGGCCAATCTCCAGTCCAAACTCTTGAACAGAAGATGGCCAGATGGAGAAGCAAGCCGTGGGCTGAAATGAATACCAAGGAGAAGACGTTTGCCGTTGCTTCCTATTTGTACAGCACGAGCATGGCCGCAGTGGAAGGAGCCACCGAAGAACTGGCAGACGAATTCCAAGAGTGGGCATTTACTGAACTGGTGAAGAACGGAGAAATCTCCGAATCCTCTATTGCCACTACTGACCAAGTGATTAGCGGTGCTATAAAGACTGCTTTCCTTGGGGGTATCGGCGGCTACGTTGGTAGCCAGTTAGCTGGTGAAGGGAACATACGTTTCCAAACCGAAGCCGCTCCCACCCTTGATGTAAAGGATGCTACTTCCATACTACCGGATATTACGAAAGATGCGAGCAACATCATCGAGGAAACGGGCAAAGCCATTACCAAGGATAATGTACCGGAAAGCTTGGTAGAAACCGGAAAGAGGGTTATCGAGATTGCCGGGGAGAAGGGGGATGCCGCGGAAGTTGCCCGCGAATGGGTGGACAAATCCATTGCCCATGAAAGTCTGGCAGTCTCCGATGAAACCCGCAAGGCATGGGTGGAAGGCGCAACCCGTATGGGCATCAGCAATTTCACCCAGTTCCGCAACCTAGTTGAACGGGCCTCCGAAATATATACCTACGAGGGTAGTGCCGCGGCAAGCTCATTCATGGCAGAAGCCATTAACGACCTGCCCAATACCCTGTCATTCCCAAATAAGGAAAACCTCGACACCATGCGCACCATGCTTTCGGAGGCCCTTGATGCTATGGGAGACAGGGTTCAGGTTATCGAAGTAGACGACGACCTGTCCATCATTACTACAGGGGACGAGGACCTCGATGCCGCTCTTCACGTCATTAACGGATTGACGGAACCCACGGCTACCACGGAACCCAAGGAATCCCCGACTACCGCGGAACCCACGGCTACCGCGGAACCCACGGCTACCGCGGAACTCACGGCGCGGAAGGAGAGGGACCAAGCCATTGCCCCCGTCACTAACATGGTAGATACGGGAGTAGTTACCCCCGAAGCCGTGGAAACCGTGGATACCTTGGATGCCGCCATTACTTCGTTCGACCCCAACACTGGGGCATGGCTTTCATCCGGTTCACCTCTTGACCGCGGAACCAAGCTCGTCTCCTTGAACGAGATGACCGGGATTAACGCCCCGCTGGTTACGAGCAACACGGGAGAAACCATTGTCGTCTCTCCGCACGCAAGCATGTACAACATGGGTGAGGGAGGGACACCCAGCACCAAGTGGGGGGATAGGGTCTCCGCTCTCAATCTCCCCTCTGACGGGACGGGCGTAAATGCCTACGGCATCCTTTCGGACCTTCGCGTCAAGGCATCTCCTGCACAGGCCGCGGCCATTGACGGAGTGCTCCGCGCATTGCATGCCGCTGGTTTGGACGTGGCTATCCGAGCCACCAATGCTCCTGCCAATATAGCCTCCCCCGCCAGTATCACGTATAAGAACGGAACAGACGGGAAGCTCGTCGGCGGCGTCATTGACCTGTACATGGACCGGGACAATGTGATTGAGAGCGTAACGGGAACAGTACTGCATGAGGCCATCCACCTCATTGACCGTCATCTTCGTGCCACTAACGCGGACTACTCCCAGCGGATGGACAAGATTAGAAGCGCAGTTGCGGAGAACTATAATCAAATCATTGATAGCCTCACTGCTATGTATGAAGCTAGCGTGGACATCAATGAGATGAATGCCATCGCCGCGCTTGCCTCCGACCTCAACTATGGTCTCCGTGGCCCGGACGAATTTGCCAGTGTTGCGTTCTCCAATCCTGTCATGAACTTCATGATTGCGGAGGTGAGCGGAGACAATGTAACCCTCACGGATTTGGCTCGCTATGCCGAAGCGGCTGGGGGCAGGAGACCCGTTCATGTGCGCCTCATTGAATGGCTTAAGGATTTGATTAGGGATGTGCGGCAAACTGCGGACGACATGGATGGAACCACCGCCGCCAAGAATGCGGCTGAATGGGATTCCTATGTGGACCGCGTCGCGGACATAACCCCCGGCAAGTGGTTCGACATGCCTCGCACTCCGTCATGGAAAGTAGACGATACGGACTACACCATGAGCCGTGAGGTAGATTATTTTAACCCGTTGGCCTATGAGACCGACATGACCCAAAGACTGTCCTTCGGTCTGGGCGCAGAGATTATCGGTACGAATGCCGGGAACTGGGTAACCAGTGTTAAGAACGTATGGCAAGGCGTGTCTAAGGGCTGGGACAAAGCTGGCATCAATGTTAAGTCCGAGGAACAGAAGCTGATTGTGCTGGAACAAATGACCAACGTGAATGCGGCGTATGAACGCAGTATTAAACGCATTGGCAAAATCGGCGATATGCTTCAACGCCGTGCGGATAGTCTGGGCTGGGATGCCACGACGCGAAAGAAATGGAGCAAATCCATTCTCGATATGTCGGGGAATATGGACAACGATATTGACCCTGAAACTGTTGCACGCATTAACGCAGAGGCCCAAGCAGAAGTTCGCCAGCACGAACAGACCCGCGACTTCCGTATCGCGTTGGCTAAGAAGACCGTTACCGATGCCGTCAATAGGCACGCGGAAGCGGTGCGTCTGGCCAACTCCCTTGCGCTTAATAGTGAAGGGCGATTGGAAATCAATGAGATGATGCGCCGGATTAAAGACATGAGCGTCAAGGGATATGGTGCTATGCTGGACAAGACGGTGGCTCTCCCCATGCTCTCCCAGCAGATTCACAATGTGCTCTCTGACCTTGGCTCTCGTATCTCCGCGACGGGGGATGCCAATCTGGAAACCACCTACTTTGGCCTCGCCCGTGATACGCAGAACTACCTTGCGGATATGATTAACGAGGTGGACAGTCCCTTCTCTATGGATGAACTTCTGGACAGGTGGTCCAACCTTCGCAACGACTACCTCTATGCGGAGAGTACAAACCACCCCGCCATCGCTCCTATGATTCAGGACATCTCTAGGGCACGGGCCGAAGCTAAACAAATCATCCGGGAAGCCAACGATGATTTCCATGCCGCAACAAAGAGGGCAGGTGTAACTCGTGCTGGCGTAACTACCCCTGCTGGTTCCGTGTGGCTGAAACGGGACAACGCTATCCTCGATGCACGCCGTCAGAAACAGGCAGAGTATATGGCTAAGCGGGATGCCGCGGAACAATGGCTTCTGTCACAGGGAGTTGTAGGCCAGCTGGTCCACAATGTCATCGCCGATTCCCGTAAAGAAATTGCCGCAACGCAAATCTCTATTGCCAAGCTCATTGGAGATAGCCGTATGGCTAACAACGCCGCGGAGATGAATTATCTTCATCGCACCTACATGGCCGTAGGTCGTCATGCCGGAGACTTCACCCGGACGATGAAGGACATCATTGCACACCCCAACGGAGAACTGGCGCAGAAATACGATGGCCTGACGAAGTTGTTGCAGGAAGCCGCAATCGCTCATGCCGAAGCGCACCAGACAGAGTTGTCCGAAAACATAAGCCAAGTGCTGGACAACATGCAGGCATTGGCCGCGCTCCATGACGAGTTGAAACTTCCGCTGGTGTCAGCTCCCACGGGAGCCTCTTCGAATTATAAACTCCTGTTCGAAGGTGTAGCCAAGAACTACAGGACCAGAGAAATTCTTGACTTCATTCAGAACAACTTCGGCAGGGTTCAAATGCTTGCGGACCTGCGGGATGGCCACAACATCAGTGCCATGTATAATAAGGCCATGAGCATGATAGCACAGGCTGACTATCGCACGAAGTCAAAGATGGCAGAGATGAAAGAAACTCTGGACATGAAAGCCAGAGATAGTTTCCTCGCCGATGTCTTCTCCAGCCTTCCGGGAAACACGATTGCCGACAAAATCGGCGGCCTTGAATCCCCGGCATCCGTGGCTTCCGAAGTGAACAAGGCCATCCCCACTATCCCGACTTCGGCCATTGACCAGATATGGAACGCTCCGAATATGAATGCCGCAGAACGACTGGACAAGACGCTCAATCTTCTCCGTGGTCAGGCGGGCATTCTCATGGGGGCGAACAATATGGGCAACGTCATCTCCGCTACCGACTTGAAAGTGTTGCAATATCCGGAACTCTCCCGTCTTGCGGTGAACGATGCCATGAAGGCCATTGACGAAGTGCTGACCAAGAAGAGGACGAATGAAGATGCGCTGGCCCAGCGGAAACGCTTGCCCGAATGGCAGAGGAAAGCTATGTATGAACTTAGTGACCTCACCATTGGGGATGCCATTGGGACATTGCAGAATACCATATCCATGCAGTCGAAGATTGCCGTGAACCAGTTGCTTGCTGACGAGTACGCCACCGTGCTCAAGGCACAGGGTGTAGTCGTACCCCCGGATTCCGCGAGCCGTACCCCTGATATGGTGGAAATCTCCTTGAAGAATACGAAGAATGCGTTGAACGGATTGTATGCCGACAAGGATGTAGCCGATGCACTCTATCACATCTACAGGCCAAGCGACGACATCATGAACAGTCGGACGGACGACTATAAGAAGGTGCGCAAGTACTGGCAGAAGTCCGGCAAGGGTCAAGAATGGTGGAGTAAGGCGGGTGGCTTGGCTAACCTTTCTGTCTTAATAGCTAGTCCTAATTCCACGTTACGTAACTTATATGGTACAGTAGCTCAAATGACCCATGCGGGTGCACTTCCATTCACGGGGAGTAAAGACATCGCAAACCTTGTCGGGGACTGGGTCCAGTTGCGTAAGTTGTGGTGGCTATCACAGGGCAAGGACCTTGGTTCACAGGCTTCCGCAGATAGACTGCTGGCCGCGGAAGACAGGTACAACGAGAAGATTCGCTACTGGCAAGAGCTTGGTCTGCTGGACGCAGGTCAAGGGGAGTTCCTGCGCAACGTCTGGAAGTCTGACGAGTTCAGTAAGATGGCAGGAGAATTTGAAGAAGTGAATGAAGATTCCTTCTTCAAACTCGCCGAAGCTCTGAACGAGAAACAGGAACGGACGAAGGGCGAGGTGGCTAAGGATGCCGCCAAGATGGCGGGCAAAGTCGTAGCATGGCCCGTCAAAACGATGGCCTTCGCCTATGGCTTGCCGGACGCGGCGGCCAAGATTGTTCTCTTCACTAACCAGAGAGCGATTGCCGATACCCAATTAAAGGTACAACTGGCACGGGCGAAAGGCAAGGCCAACCCCAATGCGCGGGACCAGATACTCCTTGACGCGAGCCAGACTGACCAGAGTTGGAATGCGTATGTGGATAGGTATACTGCCCACATGGTGAAGAGCTTGCTCCCCACGGGTTCGCGTACTCCTTCGTGGGTGAAAACCCTGAATATAGTTGCGGCTCCGTTCTTCATGTTCCAGTACCATACCGCCCAGTCCGTAGTCTACAACCTTGGCCACGCCATAGGCGAAGGGGTAGACGGTGTGTGGGCTATCAATAACGGCATGAAGAAGGAGGGGGCTTACCTCTTGGGACGCGCTTTCGTTCGCATCGCTGGTTCCGTAGGAACTATTTCTGCAACCTCTGCGGTCTCTTCCTGGGTTGCCCGACAGATTATCACCAGTGTCTTGGGAGATGACGATGACCGTAAAATCATTGACGACGCGGAAGTCATGAGGAAGCTGGCAGACAGTGGGCTAATTCCCGACTATGATAAGTTCGGGGACTTGATTGGCATCATAGATATGAAGCGGCATGAGTTCGAGTATTTGAACCTTGAATACATGAACCCGTTCAAGACCATCAAGGTGTTAGCCAAAACCCTGCCCAGCCTCTTCATGGATATGGATGTGGACAAGTGGGGGATGAACAAGGTCGCCGAACTGAAAAACCTGCTGGAAAATACGGTGCTCGAAGAATCCCTCCTTCTGAACGCCGCTTCTGAATTGTTTAATGAGGAAGACTTCAATTACAAGCATAGCCTCTCAGGTGATGAAAGTGTCAACGTTCTCCCGGCAGTAGGCAACGCAATCCTGTTGGCCGCAGGACTGAACCCCTCGTTCGGCAGTGGACATACATGGCAAGTCCTTGAACGATTCGCGACGGTTGCCAATAAAAAGATTCCCTTCTACGGCTGGGCAGTCAAGTCAGGTAAACAAGCGTTTAGCGATACACCTGACATGAGTGGCGCGGCATACGGGTTACAGTCCTTGGGTGCGGGCCTCCGTCGTCCGAAGGATTTGACCGAAGCCCTTGCCGCCGGGTTAAAGAATGCCAACGCGGCGGTCACTAAGTCGAAGCGAATGAGCATTCTGCGTCCGGACTTCTACAAGAGAATGGAATCCGGGATGGATGTGGAACTCATGGAAGCCGTGGAAACCGCGGATGCCGTGAAGAATTTCACCAAGCTAGTCAATAGTGTCCGGTTCGTTACGGAAATTACAAACATGCTTGACCCGTCCATCCGTTCGGAAGTTCTGGCCTCCGTGATTGAGAGTTCCGGTATGAGTGCCAAGACCTACGGCGCGGCCATGCAGGGCATCATGCCCTACGTCATTAGCCCGCAAGCAGGACGTGAAGCTATCGCGAAGCTCAACCGTGAATTGCAGAAGTCTAATACCACGGACGAGGGCAAACGCCTAATCGAAGAGCAGAAGCAACTCATTATCAACCTCATGCGGAAGGGTAGCATTCCGATTGATGGGGCATTGAGTACAGAGGAAATTCATAATCGGATGAAGTAGCAAGGATTTATATCCTTGACCTTCGGGGGCATGGGAGATATACTTCTCCTATGCCCTCTTTTCGTATAGTCCCCAATCATGTTATGGTCACCCCTCCGGGTGGCTGGAAGTTTGTTGTCCCTGAATCCATGAGTGTCAGGCTCAAGGGAACCAAGGTTTCCGCGGGTTCACTGGAACAACTTCGCAAATCCGTTGCCCGTCTCTTCATGAATAATGGAGAACCCTTTCAGGTTGCGCTCTTTGAATCAGAACTCTGTTCCTCTCTTCCTCCCCAATACTGTACTACCTGCGGGGATAAGGGGATTGAATGGAGGGAGTATGAACCCATGAGTGCCAAGAAGATACTGGCCTTCTTTAGTACTATGGTTCTCTGGTATCGACGGGGGCACAGATTTGTAGACGAGGCAGAAGCCCGCCGCCGCTATGCTATCTGTTCCTCCTGTCCTTATGCTACCTCTACGCCCCCCCCGGATTTAGAGAAGCAAGGGTGCGCCACATGTGGAGCCGAAGGAGCTGGCCGCAAATTCCTCAAGGAAAAAATTTCCGGGCAAGCTGACCTGACCAACGGGGAGGCTCCTCTCTATTGTACCTTATGCGGTTGCGACCTATCAGTAAAGGCTCACTTCGATATTGAATCTGACTGCTGGCTAAAATAGCTCTTGACATTATTTCAAGTTGGTACATACTTCCCTCCGTATGAAGAACCAAACCTTCACCGCAGAAGAAGCCAACAAGCTCCCCCTCCACCGGGGTTGCTCCGCATATATTATCATACACAGTGGCGGCATGCCGACTGTCAGGTGCGTTGAGGTAAACAATGTCATCTACGAGGTCTTTACCCAGACTGTGCGGGTGGAATATATAAACCACCATTTCCGTATCATGGATTCCGGTCTCCTTAATTTTGAGGTCTTCCTCACCTACAAGGATGCGGCCAAGCGTGCATGCAGGGATTACGAGCGGGCTATTGAAGAAGCCGAAAGGGAACTCGCTAAGCGCAAGAAAAAGTTGGAAGAGCTACGCGCTGGTTTCAATACTGATGTTATCCCTGTCAAATAAGTATTGACAAGGGTACTGGTCTCATGGTATAAAGAACCCGCAACGACATCATTCTGTTTGGACTGTAAGTTGTTTGGGTTCTAAGCGAAAACCCCGGAAGAGAATTCCTTCCGGGGTTTTTGTATTACTTCTGTTTCGCTTCAAGAGATTCTATTAGCAGGGTAATCTCGCCGATACATCGTTGCAATTCCGATGCCGGGTTTACCTCCACCAGCTTATCATGTGCCCAGATATAGAAGAGCCGTACCAGAATGGAATCTTCGGGGCTACGTTGGTAGCTATGGCTCATGACTGTACGCCTGAACTGTTCAAGGATAAGGTAAAGGTCAAACGTTTCGAACACCTTGGACCAGTGTTTGGCGTGGTATTCGAGATACCACCTCGCCTTCTTGAGGTCTTCAATACGGTTCTTCTTGTACTGTGACCGCATCAAATACTTGACGGCGTTCCCTAACGCGAAGGGAAGCTTGCCAGTAATTTCTATGGTCTCGATTCCGCTGGGGTGGGAGGTGTAATGCTTCGGGTGGTTGACGGCATCGTTCATGGATTCCTTTCCTTCCGGCAGGTCGGGGAAAGCCTGTGAGTTTACCTTGGTTGAAACGATTGCGTTGATTGCTTCGTGAGCGTGCATGTTATTTGGTGAGGTGCTTGTAAATTTGTTTGTTGATATATTTGCGAATAGACATCTTGGCTATGACGAAGAGGTGGGGAGAGGGTAGAGTTAAACATCCTTCTTTGACTGTCCACTTCCTTGTAATTCTCCGTGCGAACTTGTACGCCTTCCTGCATATTTCCAGAGCCGCAGAGGAACTTCCAACAAGAGCCACAGGAACTCTACTGTTGATGAAATAGCCATGAAATTTGAACTGGAAGAAAAAGGAGTTGTCCCCCTTAATCCAGCTAGGGGTTTCATTTGGGGTAGTTTCTCCAACTGAACGTGTGGATATTTTACTGGACGCAAGGATGCGACCATAGGTTAGTTGTTCCTCGGTCAGTTGTTTATTCGACCGGAGAGAGGCATGGATAAGTTGCTTATGTTCAGGCATGAAGCGAGACCGAAACTTGTTAGCTCTTACCTCCATCAAGAACTTCCTTTGCTTCGCGGGGCTATCTCGATACCAGTAAAATTTGTCTCCGTATTTCTTGCACTTGAACTTTCCTCTTCGACGCTTCCCATGAGGGTGTTTCATGTTGGCCGCCATCTGTTCCCGATACTTCTTGAGACTTATTTTTCCCATAGTTCTGGAACGAAATGGATTCGGTTAGTATCAACTGGGATGTCCTTGAATGCCCATGCGAGGCCATACTTCAATTCCATCCTCTGGCGCAGGGCCAGAAGGAGCGCACGGATTTGCGGCTGGGCCGCGCCGTCCAATCGCATACGGAAGATGTGCCTCCACTCGCGGAGGTTAGCAGTCACTCCAATGCATGTGGCCGTGCAGTTCGGAAGCAACCCCCGCGCCTCTTCGGGAGGCAGTCCTCCTTGGATAAGTTCCACGTACTTCTCCGCAAGGTTCTGGCAGGTATCCTTATACTCTTCAATGGTCTTCGGGTCAACCTTCTCGTCGCTAAAGAACTGCGGACGGATGAAGCAAATGGTTCCCTTCCGGGAGTAGTTGACGTACCGCTGGCTCTCCATGCTGACGCTCATGTGTCTGTGTCGGACAAGCTGATGCGTCACCGCTCTATCCGTCGAGAAGACTGCTGGGATGTTGATGTGCTCGATGACACTCTCATGCCCGCGATTAATGATACGGGAGAGAAACGCAATGGGGTCACCCTTCGGTTCGCTTTTATAGCAGATACGACCCATTATCTCTGCGGCCTCCACCTGCTTATCTATTTCCGATTTAGTTAGCGGAAGAATGACTTCTTGATTTGTCCAAAGAACGTTCATGAATTAAATGTTTGGCTTCGTAGTTTGCAAGTTCAAGAGTGGGGAAGGTCCATCCATACTGGCCCCACTCACTGGTGCTGGGGAGGTATTCGTCTCCGGCTTTTACTTTGATAAAATCATTGTCCGCTTTGTGCTGACGGATGATGACGACCTCATAATTGTTTACCTTCCCGCTTCCTTTGTGGGTTAGTTCGTATATGGCTACTCCCGCTTCACGGAAAATGAGCCTACATAAGAAGGGGTTGCGAGTAAATTCAGTCGGAATCTTTTTCATTTGTGATTGATGGATTAAGCATTTGCATGAATTCTTCTTCTGTGATTGAAGGAATCTTGTGGAGCTTCGCTATCTTTTGCTTATGTTCTCCGGGTTCCTTACCGACAACTAGATAGTTGGTCTTCCTTGACACGTTCTCCTTGACCGTGCCTCCCATGTCCTGAACGAGCAGGTTATATACATGGCGAGGCTGGGACAGGATTCCCGTGATGACGAAGTTCACACCCTTTAAGGCCGTGCTCTTTGGTACATTGCCTTCGACATTAGGGATGTCTCCCGTCATAACCATTGTCGTCATCTCATTCCACGTAGGCACGGTCTCCATGTAGTTCAGAATTGCCTCGGTCATCAGGGGGCCGAACTCCGCATGACGCTTGCTCCTTAAATCTTCGGGGAAGAGAGTAAGGAACGTGTAGAGATTGGGGTACATGCGGGAGAGATTTTCCGCACGGGTACTACCGACATGAGGAATCTCCATTGCAGTAATCCATTGAGCAAGAGACGCATGGTGCTTCCGTTCCTCCACGATTTCAAGGAATCCCCGGTATCCTTGGGTTCCGGGGATTCCGTTAATGAGATTGTCCATCATGCCGGACATGAGAAGCAGGAACGGGTGATGGAGGTAAGCAGTCTGCGCCGTCGGCGGTTCCACATCAGCCTCTCCCTTGATTAGTTTGTCCGCAATCATGCGAGAGAATACGAGGCCCATGCCGTCAATATCCAGTGCGTTCTTTCCGCATGCGTATTCCAGCTTGGCCGCTACCTTATCCCTGCACAACGGATTGATGCAGAAGGTGTCGAGGCCACAAGAGTATAGAGTGGAGCCGCAACATGGACAGGTCAGAGGGACAACGGAATCCGTATTGCCACAGCCGCGAACCTTGCGGACATAGGGGATAATCTCTCCTGCCTTAACCACCTCCACGGTATCCCCGATATGGAAGGACGCCGCATTGGATGCGTTGGAGAGGGAGGCACGGGATACATTGGTTCCACCAATCTTCACCGTATCAAATACCGCAACCGGGGTAAGAACTCCGGTTCTGCCTACTTGCCAAATGACATCCCGGAGGGTAGTCTCTACGCCCTGCGGGTTGAACTTAAAGGCTACCGCGTCCTTCGGGTGATGGGCAGTAGCCTCCCCTGCCGCGGCAATGGCGTTCTTCTGGTTCAACTTAAACACAATACCATCAGTAGGATAGGCGATGTCGTCACGCAGGTACTTGGCCATGTCCCGGATGCATTCATCCGTCAGGGCTTCGCCTTCTGGCCATTCATTGGGAAGGGTTACGAGGTCAAACATTTCCATCAGCCATCCATGCAGTTCCATGCGGGATTCAATCCCATCCGGCATGGGGCTTGCATCAAACGGGATGAAGGTAATGAGCCAGTCAGACCACTTGAGATTATTATTTCGGAGTTGACCAACGGCACAGGCGCGGAGGTTGGAGTACCCCATGCTTTCCACCCGCCCCTCTTCACTCTTAGCTACAACCACTTCCCCACGGATAGCTCCCGTATAGTTCCCATAACTTGGTGGGACCATATAGAGAACCTTATCAAGGGGAATGACCTCCCCCTCGGTTCCGTTGCCACGAGTAACGGCACGAACGAGCCGCCCATTTTCGATGTACAGAACGAGGGTAAGGCCATCATACTTCGGTTCAACCACGACATCCCTCCCCGCAACCCAGCCTCGAAGCTGGTCCATGCCAATCCCATCCTTGCCCTCATGAATCTTGGCGAGAGACAGGACGGGATTGGGATGCCGGAAGGTCTTGGCTCCGCATTGTACGTCGTCCCCTAGGCTATCGAGTTCCTTGGATTCCGGGGAACGGGAACGCAGTTCTTCAACCAGCGTATCGTAAACCGTGTCGGGGAGAAGGGTTTTCCCTTCGTGGTAGTAGGAGCTATTGAAGATAGCAATCACTTCTTCCAACTCCATCACGCTCGTGTTTTTAGGATTGCCTATTTCCATTGTCGTCTTCCTTTCTTACTGGAAGAATACCTTCGCTAATCAAATTGTCAAGTTCTTTCTCTACTATCTTGTGACATTCCGAAGGGGGCCTCAGTACAAATTCCAATATGGTAACATACTCCATCCTTAAGGGAACCGTGTTATGCTCCTGTGCTTTCTTCACTAGGTTCTTACTGATTGTCCGAATAATTTTCTGTACAAGTTTACGATATGTTTCCAGTTCGCTAGTCGTTTCCATAATTCAAATGTGGTTTATGCTTCGTGGGGCAGGATAATTTTACGGGTGTTGGCTTCCTTTTCTGCGAGTTCGGATTTGTCCACGAAGGTGAGGGTGGAATGTTCCATTAGGCTCATGGATATTACGTTACTTGCCACGGAGAAGAGACGGAATGCGGAGATGCCTCCCTTCTCTTCATCGAGGCGGTCCGGGTCATTCTTACTGGCATACGCTACCAAGATGTGAATGGCCATGAAGAGGACGAGGGCCTTAATCATGACATGGGAATCGGTAAAGATATTGCATGCCTTGCCGGGGTTCTCAAGCTCCTGCATAAAGGCAATGTATTCCTTTACAGTGACGAGGTTCTTGGCGACTTCTCCCATGATGAACTGAACACCAGCCAGCGGCGGGGGTTCAATATCAAAGATGTTGGAGGCGTAGTCTCCTAGTTCAATAGCCTTCTCGGCAACCGCGTCCGCGGACGCATCAATGGGCAGGTTGAAGGCAGGGACTGCATCCCACTCCCGTTGCAGTCTTTCCTTCAACATGACAGACTTCGGTTCGGCGAGAATGCGGGCTACCTCTTCCTGAATAGAATCGAGGCTCAATTTGTTTGGTTCTGTAGTGTCCATGTGCGTATAATAGTATTTGGGTTTAATTATTTGTCCACGAAGATTGTTGCGAAAATTGTGACAGCAGAGAAAGGAGTTCGTCCTTTGCGTCCTCTTCGCTATATTGGGGAGAGGTGGCGAGGTGACAGCTTATGCATTCCCAATAAGGGGCGGGTCTCCATTCCCGTTCATAGTCGTCATAGTAATAGACGTCATTGCTTAGCCTCATGAGGCTTCCGCACAGAGGGCATTCATATTCTGGGTCCATACTTCTTTCTGGATTTATTACTTGTCAAGCTCTGTTTCTTCGTCTCTGTCTATCTCGTTCAGGAGATTGCAGAGGCGTCCCATTTTGATTGTTCCCTCCCATGAAGGAACGATGTGTAGGGGCTGGTTCTCCTTGAAGTCCCAAAGAACTCCGTCGATAACTTTGAACCGATGATGCAGGTCTATCGGCCTAATGAGAAGGAGGGAGGAAGTGTTGACTACTTTCGATGCTCCTGTTCTTTCATCCTTAACGCTGATAAGACTGGAATCTGTCTCGTCTTCCGTTACAATCCATGTACCTTTTCGGTCTTTACAAATCACCACGTCCCCCGTCTTAAACTCCCGAAGAGGTGCGGGGTAACATTTGATTGCCTCTTCATGACGGACAACTCCCTCACCCGGAGGGAAAGAATTTATGACCTTGTATCTGTAGTGGTGCGGGGAAAGTTCGATTACCTGCCCCACGTAATACTGTTTGTCCAGTTCTCTGACAATGTAGTCACCGGGGTCGATAGCCTCGTCGATAAATTTTTGCAAGTCTTTGGGTTCTAACATATTCTTGATAGAAGTGGTTATAACTTTTAGGATTTCGTTTGGGTTAAACTCTCAAATTGCATTGGAAGGAACCTTTGTGGAGCGAGAGGATTTCCTCATTGGACAGGGTCCCCATGTTCAGCCGCATGGCGTCGGGAGCCATCGTCAAAATGGGAGTGCCTTCAATGGACCGGGGGAAGGACATCTTGGTGGCGAGAGCTAGCGAGGGGCGGGCCTTAAACATAGCGTCGTAAAGTGTTTCGCTATACCTGACGGCAGAATGTCCTCCGAGATAAATTTCGGTAGCATACATGCAATCCTTGCCGCGCTTCTCTTTAGGGTAGTCGAGCCGGAGGATGCGCACCGAGTGTTCCACGTATGCCTTCAGGTCATAAAGTGTGCGGATGATGAAGTGGGTGTCGGTCATAGTTACCTTCCCGATTCCAAAGGCTTCAATCAGGGACTTGGTCCGGGCAGACTGGAGACTATTATCCTCCGGATTCCGTGGAATATAGAGTTCAGCGGGTGTCTTGGAGGGAAGGATAATAGTATCCCAAAGTTCCCCGGTGCTTCCTCCGTTATTTCTGGTCCAAGAATGAAGGAGCATGAGTTGTTGAGCGAGTGCGAGGGGTTTCATAATCGTTTGGTTTTTGTAGGGCTAGGTGTGGATTCTAGATGTTAAGTTTCCAGCGGAGAGTTTGATACCCGGCTTCCGTGGGTTCCGTGGGTGGCTCAAGGTATAAGAAGATTCCTTTACGATTGACGACAACGGTTGCGCTATCCGGACTAAAGGCAAGTAGATAGACATGAAGGTATCGGAGGACATCCTCATGGGGGAGCCTATAGGTACGAAGCGGATAGTTCTGTTCAATCATCCTTCTAAGCTTAGTAAGCTTCTTTAGTGCCGACTTCCTAAGGACCGCAGTCACCGCAAGGCCTCCAGCACTTCCAGCAAGTTTTGACAGAGCAAAGTCCGAATCATTATCGGTATCAATTTGTGAGGTGAATAGAGTAATTTCCATAATAATTTTGTAGGGCTATGTGAGGTTTCTAGATGTTAAGTTTCCAATGGAGAGTTGGGTACCCGTCCTCACTGGATTCAAGGTAAAGGAAGATGCCATCACGAGAGATTACAAAGGTCACGTTATCTGGGTCATACCTGCACAGATAAATGTATATATCCTTGACAACCGTAAAATAGGGCAACCTATAGGTTCGTACTGGGAAGATGTTTTCTATTGTTTGTTGAAGACAGAGTAGCATCCGCTTTTTCCGACTGGATATTTTGAAGCTGATTGCAAGGGGGTCCTGCTCTTTTGGCTTATCAGGGTACGGCTTCCCTCCAGTATTGGTTTCTGCTTGGCTAAGTATTAGGTCAAAATTCTCCATAATAATTTTGTAGGGCTATGTGTGGATTCTAATTAGAAGAGGGGGCGATTGAATCCCATGTCTTCAAGGCAACGGGCGAGGCGATTTGCTTCCAGCTGATGCCGCTTCAAGCGGCGGCGTATGATATCAATACCCCACTCTACCAGCAACTGGAAGACAAACCAGCCCACGATAATGACACACCATGTAAGGTAAGATATGAGGAACTCTCCAGTGGTAAGGAGGTAGCCGAGACATACGAGTGCACTCACGAGGGCGACAATGTCCACTACCGAATGAAGATGTTCCACGAGGCTCCACAGGGTGTGAAGCCTATCGGCTCGTCCGATGTGGTGGAGACATTGCTTGCGGAAGATGACGACGTTGGATTCTTTTTCGGAGGTCATACTATAGAGCTATGTGAGAGTTCTAGGGGTTCAACGGAGTACGAGCTTCACGGTTTCCAGATTCAAATCCTCCTGCCATTTGTTGCTAGTGAACTTCACCATGCAGGGAAGGAAGAAACGTTCTGCCAGCTTGCGAATCTTTATGGAATTGAGATTGTTCATGGCTTCCTTATTAGGTGTGAGGAATCGGAAGCGCATATAGGTGAGGCTACCGTCAACCATGAAGTCCACCGCCCCCGCTTCTTGTGCGATACGAAGACCTACTTCCTGCCAGTTCTGATTAACCACCGCCGTAAAGTGCTTTGCCAGTTCTATGGCATCACCTACAGTCAGAGCCGCCATTTCCGCAAGGTGCCACACCGAACCGTTCCACTTCAACTTGTGGAGCCGGACAATGCACGCACCATTGTGTGTGCGTTCCAATTCGATTGCGTAGGGCCGCATGTACGGCTTAACATACACCGTTCCTTCTCCGTCCCACTCGGAGGGCTTATCTATCCTGTGGGATACTTCCCCCTCCCTAAAGGAAAAGATTGCAGGCTGAAGTTTGTTGATTCGGTTTGTGAGTTTGAGCCATTCCGTGCGGGAAAGTTCATCACGTTTCTTGCCAGTAATATCGATGTCAAATGCGGTCATAATTTTGTAGTGTTCTTTGAGTGTTCTAATGGGTAGGGTAGCTGGGGCCGGGGGTTAGGCCCTGTAGCTGGGGAGGGTGGAAACGGTTGTGTGGTTATAGTCGAAGCGAGGGTATTGTACACCAGTCAGGGCTTTAAGGTCTTGCTTCAATGTCTTCACTTGCTCTTCCACTTTAATGGCATGTGCAAAATAGCAACGCATATAATAGGAATCGCAAAGGCGGTAGTTAGAATCCTCAATTTCTTGAAGCTTGGTATGGAGGCGGGCCATATCCTTGAAGATTCCTTCAATGAATTTCTCCATGTCCCTCCCGGTGACAATCCGCTTCTGCCTTTGCGTCAGCTCATTGACGTCAAAGTTAAAGGAAATATCTACGGCATCAAACATGCCTGGGAGGATATGATGAAACACCACTTGCGGCCATGAATAGTGACTTCTATCAAGGTAGGCACGGATTTTAATGTCCGCATCGACGCTTTGTACGATTGCGGCGGCCAGACAGTCATCCATCATCCGTTCTACTCGGACGTTATAGACCTTGCCTTCAAACCGGGGGAGGCGTTCGGCCACTAGTCTCAACATACGGAAGGTGATAAGGGTTGCCATGCCATGAGCGGCATTATCTCGGATTACCTGTTTCAGGTCATGCCCCATATTTTTCACCGGGATGACGTAGTCATTCTGATTATTCTTCATGAGGTCGTCACGTGTTTTAGCTACGGCGGTATCGATAGCGGCATTTGCCCGTTCAATGAGGGCATCAATGGCGGCAACGTTGGTAGGGATTTCGATTTGATTGTTCATTGTTTTGTTTCTTTCTATTGTTTTATTGTTAATTGGTTAGGGTTCTGTGGGGATTCATCCCCGTTGATGATTTTAGGTTAGCAGATTTTATTACTTTGTCAAATAGTTTTTTAGGGTGGTGTAATTATTCTACGACATTGTCCAGATTAAAGGCCCGGCGGGCGGCTTTTCCCATGCGGTCTATCTCCCTGATTGCCACCAGTTCACCGTATTCACTTATGAGGGTATAAGCTACTGGCCGTACCCCCTCATAAACTAAAAACAAATCAATAACCTCCGGGTCATAGGTGGCTCCCTTCCACATGTGCTTCTTGTCCATGTTCTCAATAGCGGGCATGACGTCTTCCGGAGATATTCCGAAAACGGCGGCTACCGGGTGGACATGTACCTGTGTTTCGGCGTAAAACACCAATGAGAGAATGCCGGAACCGCTTTCATATAATGTCCATGTCAGGCTTTCGTTGTCTTTCAGTTCAATTTGATTGTTCATTGTTTTATTTCTTTCTACTGATTTGTTGGTTGGTTTTACTTTAGCAGATTTTATTACTTTGTCAAATAGTTTTTATTTGTATGACAAAGGCATATCTTATTTACTTTGAGAAAAGGACAAGGAGGGGTATAGGAATATCCAAAAAGTTTCTATCTGTGTAAAGGGTAAAAGAATCAGAATCCGTGCCGTAGTATTGTACGGCTCTTTCCCGGAATACTCTAATAGAGTTGCTTCTCACATACGGTTCGGCTTCTGGCTTGCAGGTGGGAACGGTGGTTGTGCAATCGGAAAGACGAGCACGGAACCTTTCTGTATTTTCAATCAAGTCCCTGACTTTGTATGCGTTAAACTCTACATGTTTAATACTAACGGCATTCTGAATACTGACGTGTTCATGTATCTCATGCTCGTCCGGGTAGTAGTCATAGGTGCGCACAATGCGGCACTTTTCACCCCGGTTATTAACGGCGTTTGATGAAACGTCTTGCGCTTCCGTAGTTCCCCATACTTCAATCTTATTTTCTTTCATAGTATTATTCTTTCTATTGTTTTGTTGGTTGGTTTTACTTTATCAGATTTTATTATCTTGTCAAATAGTTTTTATTTGTATGACAAAATCCTATGGGACAATTTGCAGATAGGAGACGTATTGAGAATTAACCTGCTGAGTATCTCCCGCTTGGTGTACATTTTCCATGCCGAAAGGGAACCATGCTATTTTATCAGGGCAGGATAATCTTTCAAGGAGGGTGTGCGGGGGTTCATCCTTTGAGGAAATAAGCATAACGCCATAGGTTCCAATCCGATACAAGACAATGTCATCTTTCTGGCACTTGCTCCCCGGCTTGGCATACCGGGACAGGAGAAGCAGACTACTAGCGCATTCTGACGGCTCCAGAATATAATCCTTTTGGTGCAGGGCGTTGAAGCTCCATATAGTGAGGCGCATCTTACCACCCGTTACCATTTCCGTTTCTATTCTGATATGTAAATCTGATATTTCTTTCATGGCCTGTAGCTTGTGTTTAGATTCTTCCAGTTGCCAAGGTTTGCCCGTGCATCGTTCGAATCCAGAAGTTAATGATATCACGGGGACGGGGGGATACATTGTGGCCGTTCATATCGGTGAAAGTATGTCCCGTTTCTACCAAGCCAATCAGGTTGCGGAGGGTACTGCGTAGGGTTTGATTCCCCTTCAGATACACCTTTACCCGGCCACCGTCTGTAAGCTTAAGTTCAAGATAGCAGTTAGTCATCCGGCAACCCGGATTTATCCATGACAGGACGGCCCCCATAAAGTGGGGCAGGACATAGTATTTTACGCAGGGACAGGGGGAACCGAAAGCCGGGGTGGCAGAATGAAGGGCAACCTGCTGGCCTTCAACGATGTGGGCAAGATAGTAGTCTTTTTCCCACTCTTTAATGTTTTCAATGACTTCCGGTGCAAGGCTTTCATCTTCACCGCACGCCAAGTAATTGAGGGCATAGGTGGGAATGTGATGAATAAGGGCATAGTCCGATACTTTAAGCACTTCTGGTTTGGTTGTAGTCTTCATAATATGGTTGCTTTCTATTTGTTTATTGTTAGTTAGTTTGTTAGGGCGGTGTAATTATTCAATAGGGAGCGGGAAAAATTGAGAATGAGAAGCTTTAGCTACTGGCTGGCAGAACCGTTGGTTTAAATACTGGTTAATTTCCTTTACGTCATAAATGCACCAGTCTCCTAACTCCTTCTCATTCACCGCCTGCCACAAGCGCACAATGTCAGAATCATCCAGTGCGGGCAGGGCGTCCCACGGGTATATGTTAAGCAGGGCGGCAATGGGGCGTGCATGCGAGGGTGATTTTGCGAAGAAGATAAGGGACAGAAGGCCGTCACCGTTTTCATAGAACGCCCATGCCGGGCTTTCATTGTCATTTAATTTGATATGCTTGCTCATTGTTTTATTTCTTTCTATTGTTTTATTGTTGCGGGGATTCATCCCCGCTGGTTAATGTTAGTTTATCGGATTTTATTATCTTGTCAATTAGTTTTTTAGGGTGGTGTAACTTTTCAAGGGAGAATTGTTGTAACTGCTTAATGGTTATACACAATCTGTACACCCGCCTCCTCAAGGGCAAGGCATAGGGGGTCGGAGATAAAGGCGCGGCTTATCACCATTTCATCCGGGCGGTAGTCCGCAATGCCGATTGTCCGCATTTCCCCGGATTCCCGGTCCCTGACAAGTAGGCTTGCCTTGCTTCCGGTTGCCGCCGCAAGGGCCTCAATTAACTCTATCTCTTCATCATGGTGGGATGATAGTTGGAATAGATAGGGGCGTGTTTCCCGGATATGGGCGGCTAAAATATCGATTGCACGATTCTTTTCGTCTTCATTCATGGTCTTATTTTCTTTCTATTGTTTTATTGTTGCTTTCGTAGAGCGGCGTAACTTTTCAGAAGGGCCGGGGGTTAATATATCTCTTCCAACTCTTCCCATTCCCCCGGCCGGGTGAAGAATGATTTAAGGTTTGCGTACTCATGGCATGCGCCCGTGTACTTGCAATATGAATCCATATTGTATTCCCCCGTATGTTCATCGTATGCGGGCAAGCCCATTTCATCACAGAAGTCACGATAGGAACCATAATCTGATTTACATAAACAGGCAAGCACGTCATAAGCGGTAGGGGTCTTGTGCCTATCCGCATGGGACTGATAGAACACGATGAATATTTCCCGCCTTTCTCCCTTCCGGGGGTCTTTCCGGTGTAGGACAATTTCCCATGTACTATGTTGCTTGTCATCCCATAAGGGCGTGTACATGCCCTTATACTTTCCGGTGATTCTGATTCCACAATTTTTGAGGAACTTCTTGGCATGGTCATCGTAAATGCTCATAATCTTATGTCTTTCTATTGTTTAGTTTTGTTGGTTTTGGTTTTATAGGGTAGCGTGACTTTTCAGAAGGGCCGGGGTTAAACCCGGCTGACTAGCCGCAATACGAGGGCAAGGCCATCGTCATAGGTGCGCACCATGTGCCGCCCTGCCTCGTAGGTCTCGCATTCAGCGGGGGTTAAGTAGTAGCGGTGGATGAAAAAGGCGGGGGCGGGCCGTCCATATCTCTCATAATCCCATGAGGCAGGGGCTTGTGCGTCATCCCATTGCAACCATGCCACCGGGACAAAGCCGTAGTGAGTGTATAGGGCTACGAGCTTGTCAGTGGATAGGGCAAAGAGCCACTTGCCCCCGTTGCCATGAATCGAACCGAAAACGTCATCCAGCGGGACTACCGCACCCGGATTTTTGACTATGGTGGCAATTTCCCCGGTAGATAGGATTGCCCAGACCGCCGTTACACGCCCGCTGTTGCTATCTCCCTCTACAAAGGCAAACAGGCCCGCGCCCTCGTAAAAGTCCGGGGAATGTACGTCTACCGCCCCCCGGATTCCGGCCGGGTGAAGGGATTTGAAGTGATTAGCGAGGCCGGTAAAGGTGGTTACGGGCAATTTGATGATTTGATTCTTCATATTGTGTTCCTTTTTAGTGGGGGGTTATGCGGGGGTGATTCCCCCGCCGGATGATTTTAGTTTATCAGAATTGCTTACCTTGTCAAATGTTTTTTGTTTTTGTATGACACAATCATAACTTATTCATCCGCAATGTTGAAGGCGCGGCGGGCGGCGTATCCCATGCGTTCAGTCTCCATGATAGTCTCTACCACCCCCGTGCGAGATACCTGCGTATAAGCAACAGGGCGGACGGCCTCGTCCCTCAAAAAGCGGTGGATATCGGCAACGTCATAGTTAACCCCATCCCACATGTGCACCATGTCCAGGTCTGCGAGGGCGGGGGCAACGTCCCAGGAAAAAATGTCAAAAATTGCCGCAACAGGGCGGGCGTGTGCGATTGTTTCCGCAAATAATACGAGGGACAGGACGCCCGCGCCGTTTTCGTAAACCGCCCATGTGAGAGTTTCATCATCCTTTAATTTGATTTGATTGTTCATTGTTTTGTTTCCTTTCTTGTTGGTGGTTTGTTGTCCGGGGGTTGCCCCCGTTGATGCTTTCACTTTAACCTATTTTATCTTGTTGTCAAATGTTTTTTGTTTTTGTATGACACAATCGTAATTCCCTGACTCTTAAAGGGTAAAGACCGCGCCGTATTCTTTTGTGCCGTTTCCAGACCCCCGGAAATAGTCATCAGCGGCAAATGGTAGAGAGTCAACGATAAAACGTAGCTCGTACTCAATGTCATCCGCTTTATCAGCGGGCAACCCCGCCCCATAAGTCACGGATAGTAAAATCTCGGCGGGGTCTGCGTCATCAGTACCAAGGGGGCCGCAAGTGAGGGCGTCAACGCTCTCTAAGTAGTTAACGTCTCCTAAGCGGCGGTCATAGACGATAGCGAGGCGGGCGCGGGTGATTGTGTCCCTCAGTTTAGCGGCGGCGGCTCTCACGAGTTTCATCTTATTTTCCCGGTCTCTTGGTGCGGGGGCGTCATTGTTAGCGATTTGATTGTTCATGATTTTATTCTTTCTTTTAGTGTTCTCATTTCCGGGGGGTTGCCCCCGTTGATGATTGCAATTTAACACACCCGCCGGGGGCGTCAAGTGGTTTTCTTTCCGTTGCGTTGTAACTCGCTCATTATCTGCGTGTTATAATTGTGTCATACAACTTCTCCGGTCTCCATTGCACCCCCGGATTCCCCGGTATCCGGTTCCCCGGTATCCGGTTCCCCGGTATCCGGTTCCCCGGTATCCGGTTCCCCGGTCTCTCTCTTATATATATATATAGTGTAGGAGACTTTTTGGCTTCTTTTGGTATCTTTTGGTTTTAGATTGTTCCATGTGGAACATTTTAGCAATTCTGATTCCCCGGTATCTGGATTCCGGGGGTTGTGGTGGATAGCAGGTGCAATGGATTCCGGGGTTGCCGGGGGTGCAATGGCTTCAACCGTTACCGGGGATTCCGGGGGTGCAAGATAGTTAAGGATTCTTAACTATTAAGGATTCTTAAACATTCCCCTTGTAAGTCTGGACTAACTTTTTAAGCCTAGCCTAACATTGTAAGTGCCGTCTAACTTATTAGTCTGGACTAACTTTTTAAGCCTAGCCTAACATTGTAAGT